GTCTCTTCGACGGCGGCCTTGGCTTGGGCAAGCGAGGCGAAGCAGGCGACGATCACGCGGGCGGGCTGGCGATAGCCGGCCATCACGAGGCCGGTGTCGGGCACAAACGCTTGGATGGTCTCGCCGAGCTGCCGGACCAGCTTCTGCCGCGGCGTGGCGACGACGACCTGAAAGCCTTTGACGGCACACAGGCGCGCAAGCTCAGCGATGAACACGGACTTGCCGGCCCCCATGAACGCGCAGACGACCGGGCGCAGGGCGCGCGGCGGGCCGTCGTCGGGGGTGTGGGTCCGCCCCAAGGCTGGGCGCACGCGGGCCAGTGCAGCGGCCTGCCATGCGCGCAGGGGGCGGGCCGGGGCGTCCGGGATCGGGTCGTGCGGGCGCGGGTGGTGCCGGGGCGGCTTGCCGGCGGCCGGGGCGATGCGGGCGAGGACACCAGCCTCGGCAGGCGGTGGTGGGGCCTCGGGCCCGGGGCGCTTGCGCCGGCCTCGGGGCGCGGCAGCCTTCGCAGCGATGACCTCGGCGGCCGAAGGTGTGCCCGGGATCGGCGGGTAGCCCCCGGCGATCAGGCGGCGTGACAGGCGGTCGGCGACCCGGACAGCGCTCTCGCGCTCAGGTGTGCTGTGCGAGGACAGGGCCAAGTCCAGCGCGGCGCGGGCGCGGCGGCGCAGGTCGGCGGCCTCAGCGCGGTCGACGGGCGGGGTGGCGGCGGTCAGAGCGTCGGGCGCGTTCATTCCGCACCACCGGGGCGACCATCACCCATCGCGGCGTCGGATGCGGCGCGCAGGATGCAGACGCAGCGCATGCTTTGCCCGTCGACCTTGACAGGCTTGTCGTAGGTGCGGGCCTCTTCGCGCGGCAGGGCCAGCCATCCCCGGGCGGCCCATTGAGCCAAGACGCCGGGGCCGTCGTAGCGGTCCTCGGCGAGCCACCGCCGGATGACGGTGACGGCGATGGCGACGTGCTTCCAGCGGTCGCGCGGGTCGTCGGACTTGTCGGGCAGCCATTGCCCCAGCCATCCCCCGGACGGCGGGCGGGGCTCGCCTTCGCGGTCAAGGACGTGCCGGCCCCAGAAGGCGGTCTGCTGCGCAGCGGCGCGTGTCAGCACAGCGCGCAGGGCGGTCAGCGGCTTGTCGGCGTCAGCGGCAGCAAGGACAGCGGCGCCGGCAGCGACCGACAGGGCTTCGTCGATGGCGGCGCGCTCGCCGTGCGGCAGGCCGGCGGACTCGTGCGCGAAGGTCGCAGCGACGTCCAGCGCGGCGATGTGGGCGGCCAAGCGGCCGGGCAGGGCACCCAAGGGGGCAAGGACGCCGGCCCATGCGGCGTCGCGGTCCTCCCAAGCCTCGGTGATCGCGGCCTTGCCCCGGGTCAGCAGCGCGTCGACGAACCGGGCGCCCAAGTGCCCATAGTGCCGGTCGGTCAGGCGGGCGACGGCGGCGGCTTCGTCGCGGCTGGCGAAGGGCGCGCCCTCAACCGACAGGCAGCGGGCGCGGGCGCCTTCGTCCTGCGACGTGCCCAAGAGCGGGCTCTCGCCGGTGCTGATGGTGAAGGAACACCAGACCGCTCGGGCCTGCGCCCCGAAGACGAAGCCGCGGCCCTTGCCCTGCCCGTCGGCGAGGGTGTAGACAGTCTGGCCGATGGTCTCGCGCTCTTTGGGTGGAACCTGCCGGGTGTCGTCGAGCATGAGCGGCAGGCAGGACAGGGTCGCGGCGGTGCGCTCGCGGTAGGTCAGGGTCGATGACCACTTGCCCACGTAGGTTCCGGGTGCTCCCCAGACCGACGCGGCAAGGTTCAGCGCGGTGGTCTTGCCGATGGACGTGTGCCCCCACAGGTCGACCACGCAGCCGCGGCCGGTCGTCCAGGGCAGGATGACCGAGGCTAAGGCTGCATAGACAGCCAAGCGCGCAATCGGTCGGGAAGCAGCCAAGGACCACGCTTCTTGCCACGCTTCCCACGTCCCGCGGCTATGCACAGACGCGCATAGGGCTTCGTAGCCGCCCGGCGGGGTGAGGTGGATCGGCGGGGCGGCCGGGGGCGCTGCGGCCTCGGGCACGTCTTCGCCTTCCAGCACGGCTGGCGCGGGGCCCGGGTGCCAGCCCGCGCCGCGCAGGAAGCCGGCGCCGTGGTGACCCATGCGCGCGGCGATGCGCCGGGCCGGCAGGCGCGGGCCCCATGCGCTGTCGAGCGCGTCGAGGTAGCGGGCGGCTTCGGTCGCGGTCGGCGAGCACACAGGCGCGCCGTGGGTTGCCAAAGTCAGCAGCTTGCGGCCGTCCATCACATCGCCGCGCGGCACCCATTGGCGGACCGGGCGCCCGGCGTCGTCGATCCATGCGACCTCGGCGTGATGCTCGCCGCTGTCGACGTCGACGGCCCGGCCGCAGAGGACCATCGGGCGCGAGGCGACCGGCTTGACCTTGTCGGTCGGCGCGCCGTCTTCGTCGTACACGATGCATGCCACGCCGTTGTCGCTCATCTCGAACGGCTGGGGGACCGCGGGCTGCCCCACCAAGTCGAGCAAGCGCTTCGCTGCGCCCGATGCGGTCAAGCGGGGTGGGCCCTGCCGGGCCTGCTCAGCGGCCCATGCCTTCGCGGCGGCGGCCTGCGCCTTGGCGGCGTCGGCAGCCACGCGGCGGCAGGCGGCGTCAAGCGCGCGGTAGTCCGCGGACCCGCCCCGGATGGCGCCGCCGGCGGCGAGCAGGTCGCGCAGGTCATCGTTGCCGGCGACGTGCAAGAGCTCGGCGACGTCGCAGGCAGCGGATTTCAGCCGGGCCCATGCGCCCAGGCGCTCGCCTGGGGCGACGTGCTCGTTTGCAACGGCCTCAGCGAGCGGCCCCAAGACCGCGGCAGCCCGATCACGGCGGGCGCGGGCGGCGGTGGTCTCAAGGCCCCAGTCAGCGGGCGGGGCGAGGGACAGGGCGGGGGCGGGCTTCGGCGCGGTCATGCTGGCGATCCGTAGGCGCCGACGTCAAGCCCGGCGGCGGTGAGGAGGTCAGCGACGGGTCCGTGCCAGCCGCAGGACTTGACGTGGTTGCACGAGGCCGACCATGCCTTGCGCGGGTCGACCACGAACCATGCATCGGGGCGCCCGCAGCCGGGGCAGGTCAGCCCGTGGGCGACGTCGGACCCGTCGCGCGGGGCGACCTTGGCGCGCAGGTCGTCGGCGGCGGCGCGGCGCGCGGCGGGGTCGGTGCGCAGGGCGCGGTGGCCTGCCCGGGTCCGGCGCTCGGCGGGGTCGTCGGCCCCGCGCTCCCAGCGCACGGCAGCGGCAGCGCGGGCAGCAGACTTCGCGCGCGCGTGCTCAGCAGCGAGGCGGGCCAGCTCGGCGTCGTACTCGGCCCGATCAACGTACTCGGCGACGTCAAGCAGGTCGCCGGGCGCGTAGTCGGCGACTTCGACAGGGCCCTGCACAGGCAGCAGGTAGAGCCGGGAGGGGTCGACGCACTTCGGGTCGGCGGCGGCGTGCGCTTGCCCGATGTCCTGCAAGATCAGGCGCATCACGGCAGACCAGATGCCGCCGGCGACCGGGGCAGCCAAGGGCAAGACGAGTCGGCACTTCGGGGCGCCGGGCAGCGCGGACCACGTCGTGTATGCGCAGCGCTCGCGCTCAGGAAACAGCGCCATGACGTCGGGCACGTCGGCCCCGTCGTCGTAGTCGAGCACAAGCGCGTGGACCGAGACGATGTCGGCGGCGCGGCGGCGCAGGTCGGGCCCAAGGATGTGCGGGGCCCAGCACGGCGTGGCGAGTTTGTCAGCAGGGCGCGGGCGGCCGTGGCGCGTCAGGGCGCGGCGCACCTGCCCCCACGTCGTCGGGTGGGGCGCGCCTGTCGCTGAGGACCGGGCGCAGGTGTAGGTAGCCGTCGGGCACGGGTGCCCGTCGTGGGTGCTCTGCATTGGTGACCTGGGGCACGGGGTGTCGCCGCTGTAGCGTCCGGGGCCCGGTGGCCCTGCACCGCCGGGTAGCAAGTCCGGCGGTGCAGGCGGGGTGCCCAGGTCAGCAGGCGCCTTGGTTGTAGCGCAGGGGCGGGGCTGCTGTCAAGCCCGAAGAGCGCGGGAAGTGCGGTCGCGGTCGGGTCGCGGCCCTTGGTGTCCGGGTCGCGCGTTGTGGATGGCGATGCTGGCGCTGTTCTCGCCCTGACGCTGCGGGCCGGTCGCAGGCCGTGTACCCGTTTGGTACCCGGCGAGAATGGCGCCCAGTAGGACGTTATCAGCAAGTATAAGCTATAAAGTTACCAGATCTGAGATACATCGTTTTTTAGGGGGAGCCTCCGCAGAAGAGAAGAAGACCCTCCCCCCACACGGGAGATCTTCTCTTCTTCTGATCCAGTCATGGGGCAGAGTGCATGCGTTTCTGGTGTCTCACTTTTTCGGCGAAGTCGAGCGGAAGGTTAGGCAAAAAGACGGGTACCATGCCGTGTGTCCCATGACGACCGGCCCTCTTCGGTCCTCCTATGCCGTTGATATTGCGCTGCCGTCGCAGGTGACCAGGACACCAGTCGGGCGACTGGCTTGACGACCCGCCCGCGACCGGCCGCCCCTTGACCCCACCCTTTCCCCGCGCTATTGTCCCCCCAGGCCGCCCGCGCCTACCCGACAAGCCGCCCGGACGTGTGCCGGGCACAAGGTCCGGACGTTGCGGGTGCGGGCGGCCTCCCTGCCGCGCTGCAGGGGCCCAGGACGGGCTGCAGCCGCGGGGCAGGGTCAAGGGTCGGGCGGGCTGACAGGGCGCGCCTGGGGGCAGCGGGGCGGGCCGTAGGGGCAAGGGGGGACCAAAGTGGCGGAAGCAGAGTGGGTTGCTATCGACGCGATCAAGCCGTGGGACAAGAACCCCCGGAAGAACGCGGCCGCCATCAAAGAAGTCGCCGGCTCAATCAAGCGCTTCGGCTTCTCCTCGCCGATCATCGCCCGGCGCGCTGACAACGTGATCATCGCAGGCCACACCCGTTGGGCTGCCGCGCAGTCGCTCGGGCTCGACAAGGTGCTGGTCCGGTTCATGGACTTGGACCCGGCGCAGGCGAAGGCCCTCGCGCTGGCCGACAACAAGCTCGGCGAGCTCGCGGAGTGGGATGACGCGCTTCTCGCCGAGGCGCTGCATGGACTCGACGAAGAGCTCTTCGACCTGTCGGGGCTCGGGTTCTCCGACGCCGAGATCGACAAGTACCTTGACGGCATCAGCGACGACGACGGCGAAGTCAGCGCCGACCCGATCAACACCGGTCCGGCACCCAAGGCCGAGGTCGTCACCCCCGCATCGCAGGGCCCCGCCGGCCCGGCCGTCGACGTCCCGAAGCCCGCCGACGTGATCGAGGACAACCCGTACACGCGCAAGGTCAAGGCGCCGACCTACACGCCGAAGGGCAATCGCCCCGAGACGTCGGAGCTCTTCGATCAGGGCAAGACGTCGGCGCTCATCGCCGAGATCGAGCGCGCGAGCCTGCCACCCGACGTCCGGGCGTTCATGGTTGCCGCCGCCCATCGGCACACGGTCTTCAAGTACCGGCAGATCGCCGAGTTCTACTGCCACGCCGACCCTGCCTTGCAAGACCTCATGGAGCGCTCGGCGCTGGTCATCATCGACTTCGACAAGGCCATCGAGAACGGCTTCGTCCACCTCTCCGAGCGGCTCGGGCAGCTTGCAGACCGGAGCGCGGCCGATGCGTCCTGACTTCTGCGCCTACATCCTCAGCCACGGCAGGCCGGACAACGTGCAGACCTACGATATCCTGCGCCGGTCGGGCTACACCGGCCCCATCCGCATCGTGATCGATGACGAGGACAAGACCGGACCCCAGTACGTCGAGCGCTACGGCGCCGAGGTCGTCAAGTTCAGCAAGGCCGAGGCCGCGCTGCTCTTCGACGAGATGGACAACTTCGACGAGCGCCGGTCGGTGATCTACGCCCGGAACGCGCTTTGGGGCATCGCGAAGGCCGACGGCTATCGGTATTTCATTGAGTTGGACGACGATTACAACAGCTTCTATCTTCGGTTCAACTCAGCCGGGCGATACTGTACGGCCAAACTTTGGGGCGGAACGCACTTAGACGACGTTTTTAGTGCTTTGGTGGAGTTCCTTTCTGCAAGCGGGGTCCAGTGCGTTGCATTGTCCCAAGGGGGGGATCATATCGGAGGCAGCCCAGATTGGTCGACACGCAGAAAGGCTATGAATAGCTTTATCTGTGACTCTGAGCGGCCCTTCTACTTTTGTGGCAAGCTCAACGACGACGTGAATACATACGTTTCGCTCGGAGTGTTAGGGCGTGTGTTCCTAACGATCATCCAGGCGCAACTAAATCAGGCCAACACACAGCAGAACACCGGCGGCCTGACCGACATCTACCTTGCGTTCGGCACTTACGTGAAATCGTTCTATACCGTCATGGTGCAGCCATCGTCCGTACAGATCAGCACATTGGGCGACCCGCGATCCCCGGCGTACCGGGTCCACCACAAGATCAACAGCGCGAACACCTACCCCTGCATCCTCTCCCCCGAACACCGCAAAGCGAGGGCATGACATGACCGTCGGCCGCCTCACCCCGCGCAACATCCTCCTCGCCGAAGCCATCGCCAACGGCATGACGCGCCGGAAGGCCGCCGAGTTCTCCGGCCTGACCGAGAAGGGCGTCGAAGTCGCGCTCAAGCGCCCCCACGTCAAGGCCGAGATCGAGCGCCGGGTCGCCGAGATCACCAAGGCCACCCGCGGCGCGCTGCGCGGGGGCCGGTTCGCCGCCGTCGCCGCCTTGGTCCGCATCGCCAAGGACACGACGGCCCCACCTGCCGCACAGGTCAACGCGGCCATCGCCATCCTTGACCGGATCGGCGTCGGCAAGACATCGACCGTCGAGGTCTTGGAGAGCCGGTCGGACGAGTCCCCCGAGGACCGTCTCGCCCGCCTGTCGGAGCGCTTGGGCGCCGCGCTCGCGACCCTTCCCCCGCCGGATGAGGCCGACGACGATGACGAGGGCGCCGACGACGGGGAGGATGACGTCGCCCCCGGCGCGGCGCCTGTCGATGACGAGGACGACGGCGCGGAGGACTGATGGACCCGGCTACCGCCCTCGCCGAGCTCGCCCGGCGGGTCGCGGCCTACCGCGCAGCCCGCAAGCGCGTCCCTGACGAGATCCTCGACTTGATCGAGGACTACGAGGCCATCCTCGACGCGCAGGACGCCGCGCGCAAGGCGTCGCCGCTCGCCTACGCCCGCCTCTGGGCGCCTGAGTGCCGCACCTGCCCCCACCCCGACCCAGCCGCCCCCGCGCCACCCAAGGGCCGCCGCGGCGCGCCGATGGTCGAGGTCCGCGGCACGATCCACCGCTGCCCGGTCTGCGGCATCGAGGAGTCCCGCACGTCGCAGATCGGCGCGGTGCGGGCCCTTCTCGCCGGGGACTACGACAAGGCGTTCCTGCTCGGCGGCAGCCGGACCGGCAAGACCGAAGCCGGCGCGCAGGTCGCTGTGGCCATCGCGCAGGGCGCCGACCACCCCGACACGCAGGCATGGGCGCGCCTCAACGGCCTGCCGCTGGCGCGCATCCAGCGCGGCCCCGGCCTGTTCTGGGCGGTGTCGCAGACGCACACGATGTCGCGCACCATCCAACGGGAGAAGCTGGACAAGTACCTGCCCGCCGGAAGCAAGCGCCGCGGCTGGGAGGCCGACAACGAGGCCGAGGTCAGACTGCCGGGCGGCGGCAAGATCGTCTGCAAAGCCTTCGCGCAGAACACCAGCGAGGGCAACGCGAAAAACCCCTTTGAAGGCGCCAAAATCCACGGCGCATGGGTCGACGAAGAGCCGCAGTCAGTGCAGGGGTTCGACTCCATCGGCGCCCGGACCATCGACTACGACGGCCTTGTCTATGCGACGATGACGCCCCTGTCGGGCTGGACCCCCTTCCTACTCACCAACGTCGGGCACCTCGATAAAGGCACGCCGCCGCCGCCGCGCCTGTTCGTGGCCTTCCTCCATGCGATGGACAACCCCCACGTCTCCCCGACCGTCGTCGCAGACAAGTGGGCCGGGAAGCCCGAAGCGATCCGACGCAGCCGCCTCCGCGGCGAGATCGTGGCCTTGGAGGGCGCGGTGCACCCCGACTTCCACAACGGTCTGCCCTACGTCGTCCCGTCCTTCGACCCCCCGGCACACTGGCCCCGCTACGGCGGGATCGACTTCGGCGCCCGCGCGCCCTTCTGCCACCTGTGGGCCGCGCATGACGAGAGCGCCGACGTGCTCCACGTCTACAGGGAGCACTACAAGGCAGACGAGATCCTCGCCTACCACGCCGCCGCGATCTGGGCGGTGGAGGGCTGCCCGGCCTGCCAGCCGACCGACGGCGTGGGCAGCGACGAATGGACCCGCTGGCGCGTGCGCTGCGCCGACGGGACGCACCGCTGCGAGACCTGCGCCGGCACCGGCCTGACGTCCGACGCCCCGACGATGCGCTGGGCGGACCCCGAGGGCAAGGACCAGCGGGGGATGCTCTCGACGCTCTACGACCTGCCAACCGCCCCTGCCGAGAAGGGCCGGGCCGCCTCGTTTCAGGTGCTCTTCGACCGGATGACCGTCAGTCCGAAGCATGGCACGCCCGGCGTGGTCATCCATGACAGGTGCGTCAACCTCATCCGGGAGACGGCCCGGCTGGTCTGGCGCAAGGGCCGCCACGGTGAGACCGCTGACAGGTGGGAGACTGACGGCGACGACCACGCACATGACGTCCTGCGCTACCTCGTCTATGCCCTGCGCGGGCGGTACAGCACACCCGCAGAGGAGGGCACCGGTTGACCTTGACACCGCACCCGGGCTATGATCGCGGCATGGCCACCCCGACCGACACAGCGCCCCTTGCCGTCGCCCCCACGTCCGTCTGGGGCCGCGCCTACCTGTCGGTTGCCCGTGCGCTCGGGCTGGTCAACCCAGTCGAGAAGCCGCGCGAGTTCATCGCTGGCGGAGACTACGCCGCGGCCGCGCCGACCGAGGGCCTGTACAGCCCCACCATCGCGCTCAGCGCGTACCTCAACCCTTGGGTGTACGCCTGCGTCCGGGCGATTGCCGGCGACCTCGCCGCGCTCCCCATCGTCGTCAAGCGCCGGGGCGAAGTCGTCGAGGGCCACTGGCTGCCCAAGGCCGTCGCCAACAGCGGGCACCCGTCGTCGCGGACATGGCGCGAGGCGACTGTGCGGGACATGCTTCTGGCCGGGCGCAGCACATCGGTCCTGCTCTACAGTAACCTGAACGGCGCCCCCATCGGCGTGCGGTGGGCCCACCCCGAGCGCGTGAAGGTCATCCCCGCCGCCGACGGCACGCCCTTGGGCTACGAGATCGGCAGCGACAAGATGCAGACCTACCCGCCCGAAGCGGTGCTGTCCGTCCTGACGCTGGGCGTGTTGGACGGCCCTGAGGCCCTCGCCGGCGTCGGTGCAACGCAGGTACTCCACAGCGACCTGACCGCTGATCAGGCCCTCGCCGCCGGCACCGCGCGCAAGGCTCGGTCAGGGCGCCCCGCCGCCATCTACCGCCCGGCATCCAAGGACGTCGGGCAGGGATGGACTGCCGCGCAGATCGCCGTCATCAAGACGCAGATCGGGCGCCTGTTCAGCGACGCCGACGGCGGGGTCGCGGTCCTCGGCACAGCCGGCGCCGAGCTCGACACGCTGGACTGGGCGCCGAAGGACATGGACGGGCCGAACCAGCGACGCTGGACCCGTGACCTCATCCTCGCCGTCTTTGGCGTGCCGCCCGTGCGCTTGGGCGTCGATGCCGCGAACATCTTCGCGACCGCCGGCGCGCAGCTCACGTCGTACTGGACGGACCTGAAGGGCAAGATCGCACCACTGGACGAAGCGATGACGATGCTGGCCCGCCGGATCGACCGCGACGACAGCATCACCGTCGAGCATGACTTCAGCGGCGTGGGGCCCCTGCAGGCCGCCGACTCCGACATCCTCGCACGCATCGGCGCCCACATCGCGAATGGGATGGACCCGGCCGTCGCCTACGCCTACGAGGGCTGGGACGACGTGCCCGAGGGAGCCTTCACCGCCCCCGCCGCCCCGGCAGCCCCCGCCGGGCAGACCCCCGCGCCTGCGCCTGCCGACGACTCCCCCGACGATGAAGACGACGACCTCGACGAAGATGAAGACCTCGCCACCGAAGACGCCGACCTTGCATCGTCGCTGTCCGATGCCGCCGACGTGCTCGCCAACCCCGACGCTACCGACGACGAGCGCGCCGAGGCCATCGCCGCCCTGACCGCTGCCGCCGAGGCCCTTGCGGCCCGGGGCGACGGGTGAAGGTCGACCGCGACATCGCCGGTATCGACCGCAAGCCGACCGCGGGGATGGCTTCCAACGCGCGCCTCGGCCTGCGCCTCCGCGAAGAGCACGGCCGGGGCGGGACTGCCGTCGGTGTCGCACGCGCCAGGGACATCGCCAACCGCGCGAACCTCAGCGACCGAACCATCCTGCGGATGCACTCCTTCTTCGCCAGACACGGCGCGCAGCAGACCGCCGCGGGCTGGGAAGACCGCTCCGACCCGTCCGCGCAGTGGATCGCTTGGCTGCTCTGGGGCGGAGACGCCGGCCGGCGCTGGGCGCGCGTGCGCCGCGACGCGATCATGGCTGCGCGCAAGCCGAAGCGCCGCGCAGCCCGCCGCGCTCCGGTTACCCGCGCCGCAGGCAAGCCCCCGCGCCTGACGGTGGCCCGGTCGCGCCGCATCGTGGGCAAGGCCCGCCGCACCCAAGAGCGCGCTGTCCTCCGCGCATGGTCCGGGGCGCTCCGTGCCCAGCGCGACCGCCTGATCGCACGGCTCGGGGCTATTGACGCTGCCCGGGGTGTACGCGCCGGCCTATTGACGCCTACCGGGACCGCCCCGGTGCGCCGGGTGCTCATCGCCGATGACGTCGCCGCGCTGTTCTCCGTCGCAGCCGAGGCTCTGACCATCGCCGAGGCTGTGACCAGCGTCATCGGCGCGACCGTGCAAGTGGGCTGGGGTCTGTTCCGGGCATGGCTGACCGCACCGAATGGCCGGGGCATCGCTTGGGAACCGACCCTGACCCCGACGCCCGGCTTGTTGGCTGAGCAGGTGACCAGGGTCAACGAGACGACCAAGCGGCAGATCGAGGCCGAGGTCATCGCAGGCATCACCGCCGGCGAGTCCATCGGCGACATCCAAGAGCGCGTCCGGTCGTCGCAAGCCTTCTCCGCGGCCCGCGCCCTGACCATCGCCCGGACCGAGACCAACCGCGCCCTGCAGGCCGGGACCGACTTGGCCTATGGGCAAGCAGCCAACATCGGCGTCGACTTCGAGGTTGAATGGGTCCGCGCGCCGCTCCCTGTCGAACCGGACCGCTCCCATCGCCGCTGTCATGGGCAACGTGTTGCGCCCGGGGGTATGTTCGTGATACCGTCGGGGCAAGACGTAGGGGCCACCGCTCCGTCCCCCGGCGGCTTCGGCATCGCCCGTCAAGACATCAACTGCCGGTGTGCGACCCGGCCTGTCTTCAAGGACTGACCCCATGCTCTGCGCCCCGGTCATCGCTACCCCTGCAAGCGTGCGCCGCGCCTTCGTGGAGCGCCGCGCGGCCGGTGGCCTGCAGCCCGGCGAGATCGAGCCGGCGCCGCTCTTCCGGTCGGTCATGCTGCGCGCCCTGCCGATGGACGGCGAGAAGCCGGACACCAACGACGGCGAGCCCCCGCGCTACCGCTTCGTGATGTCCATGAGCACGCCCGATGAGGCCCACGACCTCGTCATGCAGGATTGGGATCTGTCGCGGTTCAGCCAAAACCCCGTCGCCTTCTTCAATCACAACAGTTGGAGCCTCCCCATCGGCAAGTGGGTCGACCTGTCGGTGACCGACATCGCCCCCGGCGTGCGTGCCCTGACCGGCGCCTTCGTCCCGTCCGACGCCACCGAGACCAGCCGCGCAGTCGCCCGGCAGCTTGCCGAAGGCGTCTTGAACGCCTGCAGCGTCGGCTTCATCCCCGGCAAGATGACTGACCGCAGCAAGTACCCCACCGACGACCCCCGCTGGGCACAGCGCGGCTACGTCTATGAAGCGCCCCGCCTCATGGAATGCTCCATCGTCGGCACCCCGATGCACCCCGACGCAATCGCGCAGCGCAGCGCCGCCGACGCCGAGACCCCCGCCCCGGCCGACGTGTCCGTAGAGACCCCCGCACACGTCACCGAGGCGGAGGTCGCGCCGGCCGATGCCGACGCCGATGCGCTGGACCTCATCGAGCGCGCCCTCGCCAAGCTCTTCCCCGTCTCCACCTCCTCCGTCTGACCCCTTCCCTCCGCGCCGGGCGGCCCTCCCGGTCATCCACCCAAAGGAGGCCACGATGGCCGACAGTAGCACCCTCCAGGCCCAGGTCGACGTCCTCGTCGGCAAGGCCATCAACACCGCCAAGGCGGACATCGAGCGCAACGTCAACGACGTCAAGCTCACCCAAGAGCGGCAGGCCGCCGACGTCGCCAAGCTCGACGCCGAGATCGCCCGCCTGAAGGTCCGCGAGATCGCCAACACCCCCGCGCCCTACGATGGCCCCGCCGGCAACCTCGTCCGCGAGTTCGGTCGCGATGCCGAGCTGCAGCTTCTGCCCACCGTGCGGCAGTACAGCTTCGACGGGCAGATCCACCGCGAGCACGTCGACGGTTTGCTGACCAGTGCGAAGACCTACGGTGATGCCCACCGCGAGGTCAAGGATCTGTGGGACGCGATCCAGATCCGCCTTGCCCTGCGCGGTGTCTCGACCTCCCGCGCGTCGAGCGCGCAGATCCTCCGCGACGCCCGCGAGCACGCCCCCGAGGCTCTCGCCCGCATGGCCGACCGCATCAAGCGCATGGGCCTCGCGAACGACGGCATGGCCGTGATCAACCGCGTCTTCGGCGTCAGCGCCGGCAACGGCTCCGACTTCATCCCCTCCGAGGTAATGTCGCCCGAGATGCTGCGCGTGGCCTCCGCCGCGATCATGGACAGCCCGGTGGGTCTCTTCATCCAGAAGACGCTCACGGACAAGAACATGGTCTCGCCGGTGAGCACCGCGCGCCCCCGCCCCTACCTGCAGGGTGCGGCGTCCGGCAGCGCCGCCGCCGAGTTCATCAACTCGGCGATGGCGACCGGCAAGCTGTCCTACGGCGTCAAGGACATGGCCTGCGCCGTGATCTACGACCGCAACGCCGACATGGACAGCATCATCGCCTTCCTGCCCGAGACCCGCGCGCAGGTCGCCGAGGCGATGGCTCTGGGCCTCTTCGACGGCATCATCAACGGCGACACCAACACCGCCCATCAGGACAGCCTCACCGCCTGGGCGCCCGAGGGCGTCTTCCCGGTCGGCAGCCCGTCGGGCGGCAGCGCGGTCGGCGGCAGCCTCGACCACCGTCGGTCCTTCCTGGGTCTCCGCGCTCGGGCGATGGACATCGGCGCGACGGCCAAGTACGACCTCGCGTCGACCTACACCTTCGCGAAGATCCAGGCCATGCAGGCCAAGATGAGCGGCGGCGTCGGGCAGAACAACGGCCGCGTCGCGATCTTCGCGTCGTTCCAGGACATTCTGGCCCAGTTCAGCGTGATGGACCAGATCGCGACCCTGGAGAAGTTCGGCCCGCAAGCCACGATCCTGACCGGTCAGGTCGGCGCCGTCGGTGGCAAGCCGGTCATCCGCGCGTGGCCCCTCGGCCGCACCGGCTCCGAGACCGGCGCCTTCCACACCGACGGCCTGCACAGCGCCACCGCCGGGAACAACACAAAGGGCGGCGTGGTGATGGTCGACCTTGACCGCTACATCCTCGGCACCCGCCAGGGCCTGCGGCTTGAGACCGACACCAACATCCTGACCAACACCGGCATCCTCGTGGCCTCCGGGCGCTACGCCTTCGAGAGCCCCGACCACCTGTCGGCCCTCAGCGCCACATCGACCGTGAACGTGGTGTACGGCTACAACGCCTCCTGATCCACCGCCCCAACCACACAGAGGTGACCCCATGTCGACCCCTTCGATCCGGCAGGTGGACTTGATCCTCGCCGCCGGCATCGCCGCCGGGACCGCCGCCGGCGACGTCTTCACCAACCCCCTCCCCTGCCGTCTCCGCATCATCAGCGGATACTTCACCCCGCAGGCCGCCGTCACCGCGAACGACACCAACTTCGCGACGATCACGCTGGCCAACGGCGCCACCACGCTGCACACGTTCACCACGCAGACCAGCGGCAGCGGCGGCACCGGCGACCTCGCCGCGACCACGCCGATTGCCCTGACCTTCGCGGCGGCCGCGGTCGGCACCGCGATGGAGATCGCCCCGGGCGCCGCGATCAAGCTGAACAAGGCCGTCACCTCGTCGGGCGTGGCCATCTACGGCCGCTACTCGCTCTACGTTGACGAGGTCCGCGTCTGATGCCCCGCACCCCCGCCGACGCCCCCACGCCGGCGGGGGCCGCCCTGCCGGGCGCTGAGGCCCCTGCAGCCGCCCCCGCGGTCGCAGGCAGCCCGGCGCCCGGCCACCCCCTCCCGCGCGCCTACGCAGCCGTAGGCCGCGCCCCGGCCGGCCCCGCGTACCTCACGCGCAGGCTGGTCACCGCCCCGGGCCCCCAGCGCTCCCCGGGCGACCCCGACACCCCGGACGGCCCTGCCGAACCGACTGACCCGTATGGGGTGCTGCCGTGCCTGTGATCACCGCCGCCGCTGCGCGCCTGCAGATCCCCGGCCTGACCGGGACGGCCGAAGACACCAAGATCGAGACGCTGATCGACGTGGCTGACGCGATGATCGCCGCGGCGGTCTGCGCCGCCATGCCGGATAACGGCGCGCCGACGCTCGGGTCCACGACCTACACGCTGATCGAGCCCGAAGTGGTTGTGTCCGAGGACGGTTACACGCTGCTGGTGCGCGTTCCCAACATCACCGCCGTCACGTCCTTGCACGTCTCCACCTCGCGGGTCTGGGATGCCTCGACGCTGCGGGACAGCGCCGGCTACACCCTCGACGCCCGGACGTCGATGATCGAGATCGACCCGGCATACCCGCCCCTGCCGCTGACCCGCCGCTCTGTGCGCGCAGTCGTGACCGCGGGATGGGCGACCCTGCCCGATGACCTTGCGCACGCCGTCGCGGTCCTGACCCGGCATCTCTTCGACCTGCGGCACGGCCAAGGCCGGACCTCTGTCAGCGAGGCGGGCATCTCCACGTCCCTGCGCCCCGAGACGATGCCGGACGCTGTGCGCCAGATGATCGCCCGCTACGTCGTTCCGGTGGTCTGACGTGACCCCCGCCGAGGCCGCTGCGATGCTGAAGCGCATGGGCGCTGGCGGCTTCCGCGCGGCAGTCCAGCGGACGATGGTTGAAGTAGCCCTGCGCGGCGAGGGCTACGCGAAGGGCAACGCTGCGACGGTCCTGAACGTCCGCACCGGGCACCTGCGCCGCTCCATCGCCGGGACCGTGCGGGACACCCCCGAAGGCCCCGAGGCAGTCATCAGCGCCGGAGGCCGCGTCAACGGCGGGGCGTCGGTGCGCTACGCCGGGGTCCATGAGTACGGCACCAAAGACCCCATCCGCCCGAAGCGTGGTCGCTACCTGCGAATCCCCCTGCCACCTGCACGCACTGCCGCCGGTGTCGACCGGTTCGGCGGGCCCTTGCGGCAAAGCGGCGCGGGCCTGTTCACGGTCTTCAAGGCGAAGTCCGGGGCGCTCTACCTGCGGCACAAGCCGTCGGGGCAACTGTGGTATAAGCTGGTGGAGCAGGTCAGCATCCGCGCGCGCCCCTTCCTGCGCCCTGCCGCCGACCGCGCCGCTGCCGACCTGCCCAAAGTCCTCGCCCGCAACATCACCGCCGAGCTCAAGCGTGTCTGACCGCGATACCACCATCACCGACGTCATGACCGCCGTGGGGACGATGCTCCTCACCGCGTCGGGCCTGACATCGGAGCGCGTGACCTACGGCGCGACCGACCGCCCCCCGGTGACCGGTGACTGTGTGGCGTGGCGGATGGTGACGACGTCGTCGACGCCGAACGGCCCTGCGGCCCTGACGCGCTTCGAGACCGTGACGACCTTCGAGCTGCGCATGTGGGCGCAGGGCACGGCAGACACCCCTCTCTCGCGCGACATCGCCGCCGTGGGTCTGTGGCAGCGCGTGCGCGCCGCGACCCTGACCGACCGGACGCTCGGGGCGACGGTTCGGGACGTGGTCTTGGGTGAGCTCACCGCGCCGTCCGCGGCCGCCGACGTCGGCGTGCCCGTGGGCTGTGCAACTGCGATCCTCACTGTCCGATGGCAGTGGCAGGCGGTGCCCTAATGGCTTGGATCACTGCGTCCAACGGTGCAAACTACGCTTTCCGCGTCGCTGTGACGTGCGACACCACCGGCGCGACCCCCGGCGGCGCCGCGGTTGTGGCGCGCTTGGTCATCGGCCCAGACCTCGCGCACTTCTGGGCGACCGTCCAAAGCAACGGCTACGACGTGCGCTTCGCTACGGCCGGGGGCTCCATCATCGTCCACGAACGCGCGACGTGGACCTACGCCAGCAAGATCGGGATCTTCGACTTCGAGATCGACGTCCCCGCGACCGCCCCGGCCGGCGCCGTCCGCACGGTCTACCTGTACTATGGCCCCGCGACCGCCGTTGCCGTTGACCCCAGCGCCAACCCCTTCGCCAACACCGTCGGCGCCTACGCTGAAGCCGGGCGCATCATGCCCGCCGGCCGCGCGATCCTTTGGGATAGCCCGTCGTGGGGGCAGTCGGCAGGCAGCAACACCCCGACCCCCGCGCAGACCGCCGTGGTCGGCGTCGACGAGTTCCGGCACATCTACGCGGTCCTTGGCTGGTCCCTGCGCTTTCAGGCAGGCTACAGCTACAACGGCAGCGACGTCTTCGAGGACGTCGATTGGCTCTACGTCGCGACGACCGGCGGCCATGCCAGCGCGCCCAACTGGATGCTCGCCGCGAACCTGCGCCTCTTCACCGACGAAAGCGGCCACACAGTGCGCGCTCTCGTCAACGTCCAGAACGCCAGCGACGGGCTCGCGGTCCTCCGCGTCGGTTGGAGCGGGTTCTCGACCGAAGAGCGGCACTACCTCAAGCTGAGGGGCATCGCCCCCGCGATCTGATAGACCCCCACCGACACTCCGGAGGCCCCTATGGCAGTCCCTTACAGCGCTCGCGGTTCCGGCGTCATGGTCGGCGTCGAGGTCACCCCCGGCACGGCCGTCAGCCGCACGAAGTCTTGGCCGATCAACGGGTCGACCCTCACCTCGACCCGGACCCGCAACGTTCGCGGCCGCTTGTCGCACGGAACCGGCGGGTTCGTCAAGGACGAGTTCGTCGCCAGCGTGGAGGTCGGCGGTGCTCTGACCATCCCCGCGTCCTACAGCGGCCTCGGGCTGTTGATGCGCGCTGCCCTCGGCGCTGCCTCATCGTCCGGCACCGGCCCCTACACCCACACCTACGGCCCGGCCGCGGCCCTGCCCTCGCTCACGATTGAGCAGATCTTCGGAGACAGCGGCCGGTCGATCCTCAACGCCGGATGCAAGGTCAACAGCCTCAGCCTGTCGGTCACCCCCGGCGGCGAGGTGCTGTGGAACGTCGACATCATCGGCATGAGCGCCGCCGCCGACGGGTCCGCCGGCAGCCCGTCCTACCCGTCGGTGGTCTTCGCCGAGGCGTATGAGTGCGTCGTGACGTGGGGCGGTAGCAGCATCGGCACCGTCAAGAGCGCCGAGGCGACCATCACCAACGGCGCGACCCGCCGCCCGCAGGTCGGGGCCCTGACCAGCGCCGAGCCGTCCGTCGGCGTGCCCCGGCGCGCGACCGCGACCATCGTCGTCGACAAGGACAGCTTTGCCCCGCGCATCGCCGAGACCGCCGACACGACCGGCGATCTGGTGCTGACCTTCACCGACACCGCGACCGGCGCGAAGACGATCACGATCACCCTGCAGGACTGCCGGGCGACCGTGACCGAGACTGTCGGCGGGTCGATGGCTGACCTGACCACGTCGATTGCCTTCGCCAGCAACGACACCCCGACCATCGTCATCGTCAACGCTGAGAGCGCCTATGACTCCTGAGCAGCCCGGACAGACCCCCGCCGCGCCGGACGTGCTCAGCGTCCTGCGCGCCGCCTCCGTGCCCTTCACCGCCGTCATGCAGCCCGCCGACGGCGACCGCCCCGCGCTCTACTGGCGCGTCCGGCGCCTGTCGCCGGGGCAGGCCGCGCAGGCCGGTGTCCTTGAGGGCCTTGTCGGCGGGGCGCTGGCGAAGATCGAGGCCGCCGCGAAGGCCCCCGCTGCCGCGCCGGACCTTGACCTGTCGGCGCTCGGGGCATCGGTCCTCCGCAGCGCCGCGCAGGCCGCTGACCGGGTGGTGATGGCTGCGGTCGACGGGGTGTCTCTCGACGGGGTGACGTGGACCCCGATGCGCGTGGTTCTCCCCGGCGACGACGACCCGGCCGCCGGGACCGTCGGCATCCAGACGATGCCGTGGGGCACTGTGTGGGTGTGCGCCGAAGCCGCGACAGGCTTCGCCCGGGAGGCGGCCGCGCTGGTGGCTTCGTTTCGTGGCCGCGCAGCCGGGTCTCCCGCTGACCGCTGACCTCGCCGCGCGCCGGTACGGGGTGCGCCCCTCGGCGCTGGTCGGGATAGACTGCCCGTGGCAGGCGCTGTACCTCGACGCCGCCGCCGCCCTCGCCGGCGAGCGCCACGACGCCGAGCACAGCCCCCTCGCCGCCCTCCTGACCGCCCTGACCGGCGCCCGGTGACCCGATGTCCGACGTGATCAACGTAGTCATCAGGGCGCGGGACGAGGCGACCAAGTCCCTGTTGAGCGCCGGGAACGCGGCCGATGCCCTCGCCGAAGCGCAGGCGGAGGCATCCCAGACCGGTGCGGCCCTCGAACAGCAGGCCGCAGAGACAGCCGAGGCACTGCGGGAGCAAGCCGCGGCATCGCAAGAGGCGGCCAAGGCCGGGCCTGCGCGTGGCCCCGATGGGCGGTTCCTGCCCAAGAACGGCGGCGCTGCAGCGGGGGAGTCGACCGATGCGGTCGCCGAGGCTGCCGCAGAAGCAGCGTCCGCGGCAGCCGAAGGCATCAAGGAGATGGGGGAGGCGTCGGATAAGGCCGATGGCTCCGTCTCGAATATGTCGAACCGCGTCAGTACCCTGCGGTACAACCTCGCGGACATCGCACAACAGCTTGCGTCCGGCACGAACCCGCTGACCATCCTCGTTCAACAGGCCCCCGATGTCGCATGGGCGCTGGGCAGCGTGTCGGAGGCCGGCACAATCTTTAAGGCCGCCCTCGGCGGGTCGCTACCCATCATCGCCGGCGTCGCGGTCGCCGCGGCGTCGTTGGTTGCCGCATACAGCGTCCTTGCCAACGCCACCGAAGAGGCAGCCGAGGCCACCGGCCGGCTTGGCGCTCGCATGGAAGAGACAGGCGCCCGAGCGGAGGCAGCGCAGCGTCAGCTTGAAGGGGTGTACGCCGCGATCACGGCGCTCCGCAAGGGCAACGCTGACGCTGAGCTGGCCTTCAAGGAGCTGACCGGCGAGATCGACAAGCACGCGGCAGCCGCCACGCGGTCGCGCCGGTCGCTTGAGGAGGACTACCGCGCCGAAGAGCTGGCCATCGCCGGCATCATCCAGAAGGAGAAGGACGTCATCGCCGCCCGCAGCGCGGCGCTGAAGGCATCGCAAGAGGTGGCCGGCAGCCTGCGCGGGCAGATCAACGCGCTGTCTGACGATGAGCGCGAGGCCGCACAGGTAGAGATTGCCAACGCGCACGCCCGCCTGCGGACCGCGCAAGAGACGTCCGCCCGGCTGCAGACGCAGAAGGGCGAGGCGCTCGCCCTGATTGACGCGACCGAGGAATACAGCCGGGGCATCGAAGAGCAGGACGAGGCGGAGAAGGCCGCAAACAAGTCCCGCGCCGAAGCCGCCAAGCGCCTCGCCGAGATGCGGCGCGAGTACGACAGCCTCGTCAAAGCGCTGGAGGCGTTTCAGGACGCCGAGCGCGCCGCGTCCGCGTTGGGGCCGGTGTCGAACCTGATCCCCGCGCAGGCGATTGACGATCTGCGCGCCCTGCAGGCCGAGCTTGACCAGCTTGCGCCGCCCAAGGACGCGTTGACAGCCTTTCAGGCCATCGAGCTCAAGCTGCTCGACATCGAGCGCGCAGCGGCCCAGATTGGCGCCCCGCAGGTAGCCGAGGCAGCCCGTGAGCAAGCGCAGGCGGCGATGCAGGACTTGACGTCAAAGGCGATGGCAGAGGCCGCCGCCGCCATTGAAGAGCTCGGGACCATCTTGGGCAAGATGTACCAAGAGTCCATCCAGAAGGCCGCCAACGCCGGCAAGATGATCGGGCAGGCGCTCTCCGGCGACGTCAGTGGCGTCCTGTCCGAAGTCATACCCAAGATCGGCGTAAAGCTGGGGCAGGCTCTCGGGAACGTCGCTGGTGACGGCATGTTTGCCAAACTCGCCAAGGCGATCCCGCTGATCGGTGAGGCCATCGGACAGGCCATCAGCGGCATCCAGGCATTGGGCGAGAATGGCGCCAAGGCGACGTCCAACGCAATCGTGCAGCAGATCCAGAGCATCATCAAGGGGCTAAGCAACCTACCTGCGCTGATCGTCCAGTTGGTGCCGGACCTTATCGTGAAGGTGCTCCCTGATCTGATTGTGCACCTCGTCAGCATCATCCCGCGCATGGCCGTTGCAATCGCCATTGAGCTTCCCATCGCCATCGTCCGGGGCATCGTCGGTTGGTGGCGCGACATCGGCGGGTTCCGGGGCATCGCGGCATCCATCGCTGATGGCGTGCGCACTTGGTGGCGGGAGACGTGGGATCGGGTCAGGGCATGGCTGCGGGACATCTTCACACCGGGCGACCAAGGCCGGGGCCGACGGGTCAGCGATGCCCGGGCGCAAGAGCTCCGCGAGATGCGGGCCGCGGCGATGGCCGCCACAGACCCCCGCGGGCGCCCGGGACAGCCGACCGATGCGCGCACCTACAGCCGCCGCGGCGCCGGCCCACAGCCTGCAGGGCCGACGCTGGTCATCCAAGCCGCGTCGCTCCACCCCGACGTGGTGCCCGCGACCCTGCGGGATCTTGACCGCATGACCCGCCCCGGCGGCCTGCGCCGTGGTACAACGGGCCTGGGGGGCACCTGATGTCAGCGTCGCGGTTCTACTGGTACGCCCCCGGGTCTGCGCGGCTGTTGACGCTCGACGTGTACCCCGCCGCCCTGCAGGCCGATGTCGAGGCCGTCGCGGAGGGGGTGTCGCCCCTGTCCGGCCGCGCGGTGCGGGTTCAGCAGGGCGTGCGCTGGCGCGTGACCCTTGACCTGCAGGCGGTGTCGGAGGATGACCGCTACGGCCTGCGGACGCTGGTCTCGCACCTGCAGCGCGGCGGCGCAGTCGGCTTCGCGCGCGACCCCGACAAGGCGTTGCTCGCATGGACTGTCAGCACAATCACACCGGGCACGTCGTCATTCCTGACGTCGGGCGGGTCGCAGATGCTGGCGTGGGAGCCGTCCGCGGCGCTGGTGTCGGGGGATCGGCTCATCGTCCAGAGCCAAAACCCCGAGGGCATCGTCGAAGAACCCATCGCAACGTCGGTGTCATCGGTCGGGCTGGTCACGCTGTCCACGCCGATCCGGTCGCGGATGGCACAGACCCCCATCGCCGTCCGCCCCTACGGGTTCTGGCCTGTGCTGGTGATGGAGCCCGGCGACACCCCGGAGATCCGGTCTGACCGCGAGCTCTACTACGACGTGACGATGACCCTGACCGAGCACCCTGCGCACCTTGCCGCCCTGCGCGGGGTGACCCTTGGGGGCGCGACCACGCCGCACACGGCCCCGCTGGCGATGTCCTTGGATCAGGCCATCGGCCGCGCACCGGGGCCCTCCGGCTTCGTGGCTTCGGCCTTCCGGGTGCGGTCGTGAGTTGGTCAGCCGACTTCCGCGCACGCCTCGACAGCGGGGCGCTGGCGCCGATCTACGCCCTGACCGTCGACGGGTCGCCGGTGATCCTGACCACCGCCGACGTCGCGGTGTCGGGCGGGCTCGGCCTGACCGTCGCCCCGTGGCTCGACATCGGCGCGCTGACCTTCGGGTCCGCCGGCGTCGCCCCGATTGAGTGGACACCCGAGGCCGGCGCGTGGCGCTTCGGGGTGCTGGTCGGCGGGCCGGGTGATGGGCGCCTGCTGACCACCCTGCGCGCCCTGCGCCGGGGCAATCTGGTCCGGCTGCGCATGGGTTTCCCCGGGATGCCCTACACGGACTATCAGCCGGTCGCCGCGGGCCGCATCGCTGGGCTGGCCAACGACGGCCGGGGCACGCTGACCTGCGAGGTCTGGGATCTGGTGTCTGCCCTCGCCGGCCGGATGCGGGGCGACGGCGACCTGCGCAGCGAGCCGCAGCTCTTCAGCGCCTACCGCGCGCCCGGGTCCATCAGCGGGGTCGGGTACGTCGTCGGCGACACGACCCTGCGCCTCGCCGCCGCGCCGCCGTCCGGGGTGCGCCTGACCGGCGGGACCGGGGCGGTCAAGGTCACCCCCGCATCGGGCGCTGAAGCGTTCTACCTGACATACACCGGCATCGCGACCGGACCGGACCGCCTGACCGGCGTGGCGACCGCCGACGTGCACGGGACGGTGCGCGTCAACGCAGCCATCGGGTCGGTCGTCGAGTTCGTCCCCTTCGTCTATGGCGACATCCGGCAGTTCGTGGCGCGCATTCTGACGTCGACCGGAAGCGGCGGGAACGGCGCCTATGACGTGCTCCCGCGCGACTGGGGATACGCGCTGCGGGATGGGCTTGAGGTCGACGTCGCGGACATCTTCAGCAGCGTCAACGACGTCCTCGCCCCCGGCAGCGCGGGCGCCAACGACATCGAAGCCATCGTCGACCCCCTGCCCGCGGACGGCGGGCAATGGCTGACCGGCATCCTGCAGGGCTTCGGGGCGTTCCTGACGCTCAGGCAGGGCCTTTTGACGCTGCGATGCGCGCAGGACATCCGCCCGCAGTCGCGCTCGACGGCCCGCATCCAGCGGCTTCGGGTCACCGATGCGCAGGCCGTCGAAGGCCCGGCGGTTGAGCAGGCGACGTGGAGCAACCTCACCTATGGCCCTGTCGGCATCAAGAGCACGTCGGGCACCACGACCGGCGCGGCGCCAGCATCGCAGTACCCGATGGGTGGGCTCAAGGTCTACGACGTCACCGAGTACCTGTGGTCAAACGAGACGGCGATGCGCGCCGCGGCAGCCGACCGCCTGTCGGTCTGGGCGAACGTGCTCCCCGAGGTCATCAGCGCCGACTTCGCCGGCCTCTGGCACTGGACCCTCTGCCCCGGCGACGTCGTGCTCTACAGCGGCACGCAGACCGGCGGCCTGTACCTGTCGACTGCCGGGGGATGGGCCGACCGGATGGCGATGGTTGTCTCCGTGCAGCCTGACCCGCTCCGTGGTACGGTAGCGCTGACGCTGGCGACCCTGCCCGATGATGCCGCCGACCGCTTGGAGGTGTGACGATGGCCACCCTTGACCTGTCCGGCTACACCCGGGCCCCTGCGACCCGCTTGATCGGGGCATCCATCGGCACCGACTGGCAAGAGGTCATCGTGCCGCCTTGGTGTACGGTCGTCGTCCTGACCGCGACCCATAGCTTCTACTACGCGCTGGCCAACGTCGAGGCGGGCCGGACGCAGCCGGTCGACGGCGCGGCGGCTTCGGGCACCGATGACAAGGTCAGCGTTCATGTCTCGGGCTCCGAGGGCAAGTACGCGGTCAAGATGCGTGACCCCGAAGATCGGCCCGTGACGGTAGGGGTCACCCCGAACCGCTCGATCTTCGTGGCCGCGCAGAGCGGCACCACCGCCATCAGTGCTGAACTCGGGGTCGGGCGATGAGCGACCGCCGCGGGTATGTCTTCACCCGGGCGCCGGGGGAGGCGGACGAACTCACCGCCCCCACACCCCCCGCCGTCCAATCCCTCGCCGGCGGCACCACGTCCGCGTCAGCGACGTGGACCCACCCCGGCGCCCCAGCCGGCACCACCTACACCTGCGCCGTCCGCGGGAGCGACGGCAGCACGCCGACCGCCAGCGGCTCCGGCCTCGGCCTGTGGACGTGGACCGTGGCCAGCGGGGTCGCCTACGCCGCGACCCTGACCGCGTCGTCGGGCGGACAGGAAAGCCGCAGCGACGCGCTGGTCAACGTCGGCGAGGCCCCCGCGCTCGCGTGGGCCGCCCCGGCGTCCGCGGTCGTCACCGCCGGCACCACGTCGGCGACGATCACCTGGGCGACCCCGACCGGCGGGACGACCCCCTACACCTACAGCGCCGCGTCAGTGGTGTACGACAGCACGGGCGCGTCGTCTACGGCCACGCTGTCGAAGTCCGGCTCTGGCGCCGGGGCGACCACCGTCAGCGGGCTGGTCAACGGTCAGACGGTCGTGCTGCAGCGCACTGTCACCGACGGCGACGGGGCGACCCTCGCCGTGCAAGGCGCTGCCACCGTCGCAGCGACCGCCGCCAGCGTTACCCCGGGCACCGCGCCCGCGGGCCAGAGCCTCGCCGCCGGGACGACCAGCGTGACCATCGGGACGTGGGGCGCCCCGTCGGGCGGGACCGGGCCCTACACCTATGCGGTGACGGAACTCGGCGGGTCCGGCGTGACCATCGGCGGCTCGGGCCTCGGCCCGTGGACTGCGGTGGGCCTGACCGACGGCGTGACCTACGCCTTCCTGCTCACGGTGACCGACAGTCTCAGCGCCAAGGGCTACAGCGTCGTGACCGTCAGCGTGTCGCCGAGCGCGGCGATGGGGTCGTGGGAGGTTGTCGACAGCCTCGACTTCACTGACGCCGACTGGACGGCCGCGTCGACAACGTCGACCACTGCCTCAACCACGGCGTGGTATCTGACGCTGTACGCGGCCGACGGGACCACCCCGCGCGCCTACGTCCGCAACAACAACACCGACAGCCGCACCCTCAGCCTCAGCCCGTCCGGGTCGGGTTTGACCCTCGTTAACGGGGCCACAACAACGCAGCCATCCGTGGCGGTCTGGCCTGCCGGGTGGGGCGCGCTGCGCGGCGGATCGCGGCGTGATGCTTGGTTGATTGAGGCTGTGGTGGAAGGTGAAGAACCCAGCGGCACAAGCGGGTTTGTGCACATCTTCAACGTCACAACGGTGTCTGTGGGGCCGACAACGCCTGGGACTGGGATGCGTTGCTACAACAGCGGCACAGGAACGGTGCTCTCGGCGTCCTGTTACATTTCGTCGTGGACTGCTCAGTCGGTTCGTACCGTGGCCACCGGAGCGACCCGGCTCTACCGGGCATCGATGCAGGTGACCATCGCAGACAGCCGCCGGCATGACATCTTCATCAGCGAGGGTGCGACCGACTACCGCGACCCAGAGACCGGTATCCGCGTCCGCGCGCAGTCCGCATCGACGGCGATGACCTCGCCCGGCGCAGATGTCACCGCGTCGTCGACATGGTTCGACAGCACCATCGGCGGACGGACGGCCTTCGCCCTCTACCACGACGGCAGCGCGACCACGGGGTCTGCTGTCCGCCTCCGCAAGCTGCGGCTCCTCCGGAAGCCGCTGGGGAGCCTCTGATGCAGGCGATCTACGAGTGGCAGATCGAGAACCCGCCCCCTGAGGGGCTTGTCAGCGTCGTCATCCGCATGGAGAACGCCGAAGCCCGCGCGCTGATGGACGGCCCCGAGCCCACCGACCCCATCGCGCAGGCGGTGTGGCAGGCCCTGCGGACCGCCGAGAACACAGGCGCGCCGGTCCTGCCCGCATGACCCCCGCCGTCGACCTCGCCCTCCACGACTGCGGCCCGTGCCTGACCCCAGGGCCAGCCGTCCGCAACCACCTGCCCGCGACCCTCACCCCGGAGGCGCGCGCCTTCATCCTGACCCGGCTTGACCACGGCGAAGCGCACTACGGCGCGCCGCTGCGGATTGGCTGGCCCGGCGCGGTCATCGAGGCCCCGCAAGAGTCCGCCGACCTCTGCGCCTACCTGCGCGCTGCCAACGCCCCCGACGACCTGATCGACCGTGCCGCTGCGCTGCACAACGACGTGCTGCGCTGGACACAGGGGGCCCGATGATCGTCATCGTCCGCCGATCCGGCGCCGCGCCGCACGTCCACCGCCTGACCACCGCCGACCTGTGCGCCTACGCCACCCGTCGCGCAGCCCGCGCGCCCATCCCGGAATGCTGACATGAAACCGGCCTTGATCGCCCGCCTGCTGCGACTCGCCGCCCGCGTCACCATCGCTTCAGCCGGCGGCTTCACCCCCGCCGAGATCCGGCGCTTGGCTGCTGACCTCGCCGAGCTCGCCGCCGACCTGATCGCGGACCTCGCGGACAAGGACTGAACCGATGCCGTACGCCTGGGGCCCTACCTCTGTCGCGCGCCTGCAGACCTGTCACGAGCTTCTGCGGGAGCTCTTCGCCCGCGTGATCAAGCGCCCCGACCTGCCGCACGATCTGACCGTGCTCTACGGCCATCGGACCCACGCGGAACAGGCCGAGCTCTACGCCAAGGGCCGGCGCGGCATCCCGGGCGAGAAGACTGTCACGAACGCAAAGCCGGGGCAGTCAAAGCACAACGCCTCGCCCTCGCACGCCGTCGACGTCGCGCCCATCGTCAAGGGTTCGGTGTCGTGGGATTGGACGGCCTACCATGCCGTCGCGCCCATCATCAAGGCGGAATGGGCGAAGATGACTAATGAGGGCCTGACCGGCGGGGTGACCTTGTCGTGGGGCGGCGATTGGGAGCGCACCAAAGACGGGCCCCATTGGGAAGTCCGCGGGGTATGATGCCGTCCATGCCTGCCATCCCCCGCATCCCCGCCCACCTTCGCGGCCCCGCCCTCGTCGTCGTCGCGGGCGCCGTGGCCTTCGCCGTCGCTGCCTTCGCCGCCACCGCCGGCGCGCAGGTCGACGGCGCGCCTGTGCCGGGCGCCTCCGCGGGGACCGGCTTCGAAGCCATCGGCGTCGGCACCGGCGCGGGCGCCTTGGTCGGCGGCGGGACCGTCGTCGCCGCGCTCAAGTGGGCGGTCGGCGCTGTCGAGGCCCGCTTGAAGGGCATCGAAGACCGGCTGACCGGCATCGAGCGCACGCAGGGCGAGCACGCCACCGCCATCGCCGTCGCCGCCGAGCGCGACCGGGGAACGATGGGCGTGCTGTCCACGATCAAGACCTTCTTGGAGGGCCGATGAGCGCCTTGCCCTTGCACCCATCCAGCCCCCTGCCGGCCAACAACACACGCGCCTACCCCCAGCCTCGGCGTCTCGACAGCCTGACCCCGGACGCGCGGGCGCTGCTGATCGCGCTCTTCACCTGCATTGAAGACGCCTACGCCGACACCACCCCCACGCCCCCGGCGGAGGTGCGGCCCGTGGCCGTGACCGGGCCGCGTGGGCAGACCTGACAGGAGCCACGATGCAGCCCAGCATTGACCTTGACGACGTCTACGCCGTCCCCGACGATCCGAGCCCCGAGGCGCAGTGGCGCGAGACGGCCGCCAGCCTGCGGGAGATGGCGGACCGGGCGGAGGCTGGCGACTACCGCTGGCTCGTCATCGCCGCCCAGCCCGTCAACGACGACGACGGCCGTGAGGACGACATGATCATCACCAGCGCCGACCTGCGCGGGGCGATGGCGGAGGTGGTCGGCTACCTCGAAGGCGAGGCGGCCAGCCTCAAGGCCACGATGGGCGAGGTGTCCTGATGGGCAGACCCGACCCCAACGCCGGCAACCCCTCCCGCCGCGGCACCCTCGCCGCCCCCGTCTACGAGCTCTCCTGGGGCAGCGACCCGGGCACGGGCAACGGCTGGCACAGCGCGACCGAGGACGGCGAGCACGTCACCGCCGCGCAGTGGGCCGCCATCACCGCCGCCGCGCAGGTCAGCGCCGCCGCGCTGGACCTCGCCATCCTCGCCACCCCGGCCAGCCGGGCGTGGTCGAAGGCCAAGGACCGCGCCGCCGCCGCCGGCCAGAACAACCTGATGGCCGTCACTCAGGCGCACTACGCCGCGCGGCACGGGGCCTTGCTGGCCAGCGTCTGGGTCGCGGGCTGACCCTCAGCGCCGACCGGGCCCGCCTCAGCGATGGGGCGGGCCTTCGTGTCGGTGGGCGCAGGCCGCTTGGTAGAGCCTCCCCGCCGCCCAAACCGCCCGCACCGCCGCCCACGCCAGCGCCCCGGTCACCCCGTCGCCGGCCGCACCCACCGTCAGCAGCACGCCGACGGCCTCATGCGCGGCGCTGGCCCGGCGGTGCACCTCATCGACCGGCAGCACCCGCGCCCCGGGCTGCGCAGCCTCGGGGCCCCGGAGCAGCCCCCGCAGGTAGCCGCGCGCGGCGGCCAGCGCGAGGAGGAGGGCCTGCCTGCGGGTGTCGGTCACGCTCCCCCCGGGCACGCCGCGACCGCCGGGAGGGGTGGGGCGAGCCTGCCCGGAGTCTACCGCGCGGGCGGGGTGGCCGGGATTTCACGCGGTGACAGGGGGCTCACCCTCGGCCAGCCTGCGCGACTTCGGCTGCTTCCGCTTCGAGCCGCGCCACACGTCCTTGGCGAAGTTGCGCCAGCGGGCATCCACCGCGTCGCCACAGGTGCCCCCAATGCCTCTGTGGTTCCTGGCTACGATGTGTCCGCGGTTGTAGGTCACGGTGCCGCAGTAGTTGCCGATGTCTTCGGAAGCGTAGTCGATGCTGATGACCTCAGACTCAAACCGCGCGGAAAGCGCAGCGAACGCCGCGTCCGGGGTTCGCCACGCGCACTTAAACACACAGCGCGTCCCGTCAGGGTTGGTCCAACAGTCGTGGGCGTTGAAGGTCTTGCCCTTGAGCTCGGGGTCGAACGGAGACAGGTCGATGCACCCGTCGATGTCGGTGATGGCGGCGATGACGTGCGCTGCGGCGCGCAGGTCGATCTTGACGTAGTTGGCCATTGTCTACTCCCTGCCGGCCCTGCCGGCGCTCCTGTGTGTCCTCGCCGCCCGCCCGCGCCCAACGTCGGGCACCGGGGCGGGCTCGGGCTCGCGGTGGGCCTCGGCCATGCACCGGACCGTGCACCACGGGGCGGGCCCGGGGCTGCGGAAGCGGCGGCCGCAGATGGGGCAGGGGGCGGTGATGGCGGCCCTCATGCCCACCTCCGCGCAGCCGCGGCCCAGCCGTCGGCAGCCACCTCGGCCCGCCGGGCCCACTCCAGCGCCGCATCCCGCCACCGCTGACCGGCCGCGCCCCAGCACATCTGGACCGCGGAGGGCGGGTGCTCACCCCTCGGCCGACGGAAGATGTAGGCCCGCAGCGCCAGCGGGCCGGCGGCCACAGCCCCGCGCCACCCCGAGGCAGCGGCCAGCGCAGCCTCCCACGCCCCGAGCGCGAGCACGTGCGCCCGCAGCCGCGCGGCCGCCGACGTGCGCCGCCCGCCGGGGCGGACCCGCAGGCGGCGGTGGTGCCAGGGGCGCGTCATGGCTGGCCCCCTCGGCGCGCGGCGGCGGCTTCGAGGGCGGCGATCAGGGCGCCGGCTTCGGTTGCGCTGTAGGCGAAAGCCTCCCCGGGGAGCTGTGCGCGCCACCACCGGCGCTCCGTCTCCGTCTCCGGCAGCGGATCGCCGGGGTAGATGTCAGGACCCTGCCACGACACCTGCAAGATGGGGCAGGCCCACGCCTCGCGCACGGCGGCGAGCAGGCAGCCGAGGGTCGCGGGGTCGGTGAAGTCGGGCTCTTCGCCGAGGTTCTCATCGGCGAAGGTGACACCCGACGGGCTTGCCCACAGGCCAGCGCCGAGCACGCGGGCGCCATGCGTCGACAGCATCCCCGGCCGCCACACAGGCAGCCCCAGCGCGGCGCAGGCGGCGCGGTAGCGGGCGGCGGTCATGCGCCCTCCACGGGGGCAGTGATGCGCCCTCCACGGGGCGGAGTGTGAACACCGTCCTCAATGTCTTTGACCAGGTCGCGCACGTAGTCGTCGGCATCGGCGTTCACGACCTCAAAAGATCCCAGGTCAGCCCGCAGCATCCGCACCACCGCCGCCCGCTCAGCCGCCGCCCCCTCCGCCCGCGCGGTGGCCAGCGCGGCCTCGGCGGCCTCGGCGCGGGCGCGCAGGGCGGCAGCGTCGTTCTCGGCGACAACCTTGCGGGCATAGGCGCGGTCGGCGCGCTGGTCGGCGCGGTCGCGCTCGGCGACAACCTCGCGCAGCGCCTCGGTCACCGCGGGCAGGTCGCGGACGGTGGTCTGGGCAGCGCGCTGCTCTTCGCCGAGCGGGGCGACCTGCAAGGCCACTTCAAGGGCGAAGGCGCGCAGCCGTTCCACCGCCCCGGCCAGCCCGCGCAGGTCTTCGATGCCCACATCGTCGGGGTCGCGCGCGCCGGTCACGCCGGCAACGTCGACGGCGAAGGTGCGCCACACCTGCGCGGCGTCCTCCCACTTCGCGGCGCAGGCGCGCAGGGCGTCGCGCTCGGCGGCGAAGTCGCGCACCGAATCGGTGCGCCCCTCCGCATACGCATGATCGGCCACCGCGTCGAGGAAGTCTGCCTCTTGGTCGCTCCACACCGGCGCGTCCGTGACTGGGTCGGACACCGGCCAGCACACAGTCCAGCCGTCCGCCGCCAACATCGCGCCGACCTCGGCTGCGACATCAGTCCAGGCGAGAGGCGGCACCGCGCTGGGGTTGGTCAGCGGCAGGCAGGGGCCGCCCGGCACGCTGCGGCAAGTCAGCGAGCCACCGACCTCGGCGGAGAAGTCAGCGCCGTGGCCGTTGATGTCGGACGTGTAGAGCGTGGCGAGTTTGGCGCCGTCGGCGCTGCGGACGATCCAGTGAGGATGCCCGTCGATGAACTTGGGGCGGCTGTTGTGGGGCATCAGTGCGTGCTTCATGGCTGCTCCTGTCGGGTGTGATGCCGAGCCACCGCGTGCGACGCGGCCTCGGCGGCGTGAAGGGTGCCGCACAGGGCGGCGATGGTGAGGACGCCGGCGAGGGCCAGCCACAGGACGTGGTGAAGGGCGCGCAGGCGGGCCTCGGCGGCTTTGCGCGCGGCGTTCTCGGCGGCCCAGAGGGCGGGCCAGTCGGGGGCGGTCATTCCTCGCCCTCCTCTTCGGTGTCGGTGTCCTCGTCGTCGGCCTCGCCCTCGTCATCGAGCGGCGTGCCGTACTCGTCGCAGAGCGGCCGGCGCGCCATTCGCCGGGCCTGTCGGGCGGTCCACCACGCGGGAGGGCCGTCGTAGTCGCTGTGGTCGGTCATGGTCGTCTCCACGCCCCATCCCCAGGGGCACCCCGCATCGGCAGCGGGCGGGCCGGCGCGCGGTGTGCGCGGCGGTGCCGGGACCTTGCGGCGGCCCCGTGGCCGGGGGTCTCAGACGATGGAGACACCAGCCTCGCGCGCTGCGGCGACGACAGCCTCGACATCCGCGCCAGCGTCGGCGGCGATGTCGCTCACCTCAGCGAGCGTGATGGCGTAGGCGGCGCCCATGCTGGTCCAGGCGGTGGCGGCGGCGATGATGGTGGAGGTCAGGTCGGTGGCGGTGGTCATGGTCGGCTCCGGTGGTGGGCTCGGGGCTCCAGCGCCCCGGCCCCACAACCCTATCGCACCCCTCGTCAGCGGTCAATAGCCGGTCGCTACAATCTGCTAAGAAAGTTTGCACCCCGCCGGAAGCCGCTTGCGCACGTCAATCGCGGCAAGCCCGCCCAACAGCGCGCCCACTTCGCCCGCCGCCCAGGGCCGCCCGTCGCGGGGGCACGCCCTGTCGAGCTCGGCGGCGATGCCCTCCGCGTCACAGCCGGACCGGTGCCAGAACCGCACGACCTTCAGGGGATCGGCAGGCCGCACGCACGCAGGGTTCGCCCCGCGCTCCGACGGGTCGGGCTTCGGCGCTCGCACCCGCACCACCGGGCGCCGGGGCACAGGCACCGGATCGATGGCAGGCACCCACGCCCCGGGGCGCGCAGGCGGCCGTGGCCGGACGATCAGGCCCGCGTCACGGAGGACCGCCACGGCCCGGATCGTGACACCAGTGCCCGGCCACCGCTGGCGCCTGCAGACCAGGGCGTAGACGCGCTCGATGTCCTCGGCGACCACCTCCCGGCCGTGCGGGGTGAGCCATGGCCCGCCGGACAGCAGCGCCTTGAGGGCAGCCGCAGCGGCGGGCGAGGGTGGCACGTAGGCAGGCACGGGCAGGCGGGGGTAGACGACGCGGGCGGTGCTCACAGGTCACCCCGCGCGATCCACGCCTCAACGTCGGCGCGCTCCCGCGGCGGCAGGCCGGACAGGTCCGGTGCGGTGCCGGTGCGCAGGGCGGCGGCGAGGGCGCGCTGGGCGCCAGAGGAGAGGGTGACGGCGTCGCGGACGTGCTCGGACCAAGCGGCGTGGGTCAAGGGAAAGGCAGCGGCGACGATCCCCTCGATGGCAGCGGCGTAGGTCCGGATCTCGTCTTGGGCGTTGGGCGCCGTCCGCAGTTGCAGGAAGCGCAACAGGTTGTGCAGGTCGGCTGCAGCGGTGAACTCGGTGTAAACCGCGACCGGCAGGACCATCCGGGCCTGTTCCTTCGCCACGCCGAGGTCGCGCAGGGCGCGGTAGCCGTACACCGCGGCGCGCTCGGCGCCGATGAGCGTTGCGCAGGCGTTGGCCAGCGTGTCCGGGTCAAGCCGCCCGCCGTGGCCCTGTTGGTTGGCACCCGGCGCAGGCTCGGCGTGCAGCGCGGGCGGACGGTAGCAGTCGGCGGGCAGGTCGGTGTATCGGCCGCTGACTTCGTTGAACGACCACGTCCGATGCCGCATCCACTGGCGCGCCACGAAGATCGGCAGCCGGACGTGGAAGACCAGCCGGGCCATCTCCATCGGCGTCGTGTGCCGGTGCCGCACAAGGAAGCCGATCAACCGCGCGTCGGCCTCGGCGCCCCGGTCGGCGTCGTGCCGGCCGTAGCTGACCCGGGCGGCGCGGGCGATTGCGGCGTCGTTGCCGTGGTAGTCCACGAGGCTGACGAAGCTGGCGGGGCCGATGGGGATGCGCACGCCGATAAGGCCGTCGGCGGCGAGGTTCTGGGGGCGGAGGGTCATGTGTCGTCCTCGTCATTGCAGAAGTGGATGGCCCCGGACGGGCCGGTGTAGGCGAACGGGTTGCGCCGGACCCAAGCGTCGCGCTCGGCGATGAGCAGGATGTGCGGGCGGTGGCTGGCGACCGTGCCGACGTTCGTCCACTCAACCGGGCCGTCATCCTCCCAGCGCAGAGGGTTCATCATCCGGCGGGCCCAACGGATCGCCTGCGCACGGCGACGGAAGACCAGCACGCGCACACCGACGCTGGACTGCTCCGTGACCAGCGCCCAGCCGGTGACTCCGTGCCGCCCCCGGGCGCAGCGCGGACGGATGCGAGCGACGGTGGCGATGATGTCTCCGTTGGCGCCGCGGCCCAGCAGCATCGGCGCGCCGGTGTGGATCACGAGGTCGCGGGCTTGCGCAGGCCCGGGGCGCCAGAGGGTGAAGAGCGCGGCGGGCAGGCGGGTCGGGTTGTCGAAGATCGGCAGGGCGCGGTCGCCGGGGGTGACGTGGACGTCGATGTAGGCGGCGGGGCTGGCGTTGGGGCGGGTCATGCGTCCACCCGCTTGGCGCCCCAGATCAACGCGTTGATCGGCATCACGATGCCGGGGCCGGCGGAGAAGGACATCAGCACAGCGTCCGCGTGGAGGAAGGTATCGCCGTAGACCGCGACCGCGACGTGCTCGCGGACCACGCCGACGACGTCGCGCCCGTGCCCCACGAGGGCGGTCAGACCCATCGCCACGGCGGGCGAGCTCATGGCCTCGCCACCGAAGCGCCAGACCGAGCCGACCGGCGCGCGCGCAGACCACTCCGTCAGCGCCGAGGTAGGCATCGGCGCGGCCTTGATCTGCGCTTCCCACGCCGCCTCTTCGCGCGCCACGCGGGCGCCTTCGCCGTCGGCGGGCTCGGGGAAGTCCTCGCCGGGGAAGGCGTCGGCGTCCGGGTTGAACGCAGCGATGGCCGCGCGCACGTCGTTGTGGAGCATCGCCACGGCGGCATCCCACGCCGCAGCCCGGTCGACGCCGGACGGGATGCGGGCCTCGCGCAGCACGTCGACGGCGGCCGCGGCGTAGTCCTCGGCGTAGATGGTGGGGTTGCCGTCGGTGTCGGTGGACACGCGGCCGTTGATGATCTGGGCGATGTTCTTGGCCGTCGCGGTGAAGATGACGTCTTGTTCGGTCATGGTCGGCTCCAAAGTGCGCGCCGGTGCCGGGCGGCGCGCGAAGGGGTGCCCGTCCGCGGCGGGCGGGAGGGGTCAGGCCCGGAGAGCGCCCTGCAGGGCAGCCTGGACTTGGGCGCGCTGGCTGCGCAGGCCGTCGCTCACCACGAGGTCGGCGATCCGACCGCCGGTGACGTTGAACCAGACGGCCGCCTGCCCAATGTAGGCAACGAAGGCCGTGCCGTAGGCGGCGGCGTGGCGCTCGATGAATGCGACACCCAGGGCGCCGAGGCTGACTTCGCGGTGAGCGGTCACCGGGGCGGAGACCTTGACACCGGCGGGCAGGCCAGCCGGGGCGATGCCGGTGCCGCCGCAGACGAAGCACAGGCCGTTGTGGATGTGCCGGAAAGCGCTGATGTTGCCGGTGCCGTCGCACTTGAGGCAGATGGCGGCGGTCTTGGTGGCGTTGGCGTTCATGGTCGGCTCCAGGTTCGTCCGCGGCTTCCATCGCCGCCGGACACCTTCACCCTATCGGACCGCTGCGCACCGGTCAATAGCCTGTCGCTACAAAGTGCAAAGAAAGTGCAGAAGCCGCGCCAGCGCTACGCTTTCGCCTTCGCCCCGGCCCGCACGTCCGCCCCTTCGCCCTGCGCCGCGGCCCAGAGCGCGACGCCGAGGGCCTCCGCAGCGTGCTCGGGCACGCTGTCGGGCCAGACGTCGGCGGCGCCTTCGGGCCAGCCCGCGGTCTGGGCGATCAGGCCGGACGGGTCCGGCTTGCCGGCGGCGCGGGTGCGTCCGGGGTAGGCGACCGCGCGCCATGCGGACGGGGTAGGCCACAGGACGCGCCCGTGCCACGCTGCGCAGACGCCCCCGGCGAGCTCACCGGCAGCGCGGGCGACGGCGAGGCCAGCGCCGGGCATCCCTGGGCGTGCCTGGGCGGCTTCGATGGCTACGGCGTCGATGCTGTTCACGAGGACCGAGGCCAGCGCGCGGACCGATGCGCCGACCGCGCCGAGCGACACGGCCGCCCATTCGGGGCGCGGGCCGTCCACAGTGACCCCGAGCACGCGTAGGCACGGCAGCTTCTGCCGCACCACAGGCGACCATGACCACGCCCCCAGAACCTGCGGCAGCGCGCCGGGCGCTGTCCAGAGCGCCACCGCGCCGCCGGTCTGCCCGGGGTCGATGCCCAAGACGACGCGGGGGCCGGGTAGGCGGGGCTGGACGGGGGCGGCCGGCTTCGGGGTGCGCTTGCGGGCGGTCATGCCCCGGCCTCGACCGCAGCGTCGATCACGGCCCTGACCACCGACGACAGCGACCACCCGCGCCCGTGCGCTGCGAGGCGCCCGCGCAGGTCAGGCCCGCCGGCCTCGGCCCACGCTGGGCCGTGCAACGTCAGGATCGCCAGCCCGCCGGCGCTTGCGGCGGTGTAGCCGCGCAGACCCAAGGGCATCGGCGCGCGGGGATGGCGGGGCGCGACAAGGGCCAGCGCCCCGGCTTCGTCGCGGGGCCAGATCGACGCCACGAAGGCAGCGCGCGGCAGTCCGGCGGCATCGGCGCGCGACGTGACCCAAGCGACGCGCTCGGGGCCAAGGTGGGCGGACGTCTGCCGGGACAGGCATGCGCGGGCGGAGCGCGGAGCGGTCATGGGTTCCCTCTGTGCATCGGCGCGGCGCGGCAGACCCACGCGGGCAAGCGTTGCGGAAGGCCGCCGCCGACCGGCCTCGGCATCCATGCGGGCCACGTCGCCGCAGTCCACCAAAGACAAGACGCAGCGCGCGACAGGCGCAGGTTGCGCCCACCCTCGACGCGGACGTGCTTGCCGTCGCGGTCCTCGACGAGCACGCACCGTTTGCCGTCCGGCGTGATGCCGAGCGCCAAGGGCGGCGCCGGTGCTGCCTTCCTTGCGGTCATGTGCTCTCCACAGGCGCGACCGGCACCCACCCCGGGATCCACGCCGCGGCCGCAGCGTTGAGCGCGTCGGCACGGCCGGGGCGCGCGGTGACCTCGGCGATGGCTTCGGCCCTGAACGTGGCCTGAACGCCGGTGTCGTCGACGAAGGCCCGCGGGTCGACCGCCGGGATGCCGCGCGCCGTGCGGTGGTGCCCGATGGCCGGACGGGTGACGCCGATCAGGCAGGCCAGCAGGCCGTCAGGCACGCGGCCGATCAGGTCGGCGGCGGGGTGTTGGGGGATGACGGCACGGCGGGTCATGGGCGGTCCGAAGGGGTGCGGGTCTGTCCGCAGGCTATCCGCCGTGCGTCATGCCGTCAATAGCGGCGGGGAAGCGGCGCGCCGGAGGCCCGGTCGGCGCGCGGGGATGGGGCCACGGGCGGCCGGGGGACTGCTACATCCAGCCGCCGTTGCACTCACAGGCGACGTTGTCCATCAGGCCGCCGTTGCAGGTCTTCGGGGCGAGGCCCAGGCTGATCAGGATGGCGATGAGGGCACAGGCCATGTCGGTTCTCCGTTCACGTTGCCGGCCGTCCCCGGACGGCGCGGCGGGGTTGGGATGCGCCGGGGCGCGGGGTGTCAAGCTTCTCGGGCCGGCGGGTTGCCGGCGAGGTCGCGGGCGCGGGCGATCAGGCGGGGCATCGCGGCGCGGGCCGCCTCGATGGTCGGCGCGCGGCCGGCCTTGGCCAAGGCGATGAGCCATGCGTCGACGGCCTCGCGCGCAGCGCCCGCCGCATCGGTGTCGCTGATCACACGGTCATCGAAGGCGGCGGCGGTCACATCCTTGCACAGCGCAAGCAGGTCGCCCGGCGCAAGCAAGAGGGCGGACGGCATGCCTTCCCCAGCCGTCGCAGGGGCCTCCGTGGCCGCTTGCTCCGCCTCGGTGGGTGCTGACACGTCCGGCGCAGCGGGCGCGGTCTCAGGGGCCGTGGGCGCGGCAGGCGGGGCGCCGGCGGGCTCGGGCTCGGTGGGCGCGGGCAGGGCGCGGGCAGCGGGGGCTTCGATGACCTGCAGGGCGGGCGCCGGGGCGGTGGTGTACCATTCGCGCAGGCCGGGTACCGGGATCGGCGCCTGCGGGATCGTGCCCCGGTCGATGAGGATCGAGAGGGCCTTGCTGCGCGCCATCGCGATTGGATCACCCTCCCACGTCCGCAGCTTGCCGTTCTTGTCCGGCTTGGCCTTGGCCTTGCGCTCGGCGAGCTCGCCGGCCGACACCCAGTGCCGCCGGACCGCTCCGGTGCGGACGTCCTCGACGCGGACGATGACGCCGCGCAGGTGCTCCCAGCGGGTCGGGCGGTTGTCCGGGTTCGGGGTGCCGTCGACCACATCGCCGTCAAGGTCAAGCGTGACGGGGTCGCCTACGGCAACCGGCACCGTCTCGACTTCGAGGCCGGCGGCGCGCGCCATCGCGATCCGCCCGCGGGGGTTGGGGCGACCGACGGGGAGCGCGTTCTTCCAGTCCTGAACGTACAGGTAGCCGGTCGCCGCAGCATCCCCGTAGGCGCCGGGCACGAGGCCGGACCGCGCCAGGGCGAGGCAGGCGCCGCCGATGCCGTCGAGGCTGCAGCGCGACAGGCTGCCGTCGGTGCCCTCGAACAGCAGCCGCACGGCGCGGGCGAAGGTGAAGGCGAAGGCAGCGAGCGGCTGCGGGGCGTCGGCAGACTTGCCGGCATGCCCGTGGGCGCGCAGGGCGATGGTTCCGGCGAGCCGTTCGACGGTCTCGGGCGTTGGTGCGGTCATGGTTGGGCGTCCTGTTCTTGCGTAGGGGCGCGCGCCGCGGTCCCGGGCGGCGCGCTTGGGGCGGAGGGTTGGGGGCCGCCGGGCCGGCCCCTGGGGGCTTAGGCAGCCATCGCGGCGGCGAAGGCGGCGGCGATCTCGGCGGCCTTGGCGGCGGCCTTGCGGGCCTCGCGGCGGGCGGCGGCCTGCTCCAGCTTGTCGGCGATCTCGCCGAGTTCGTCGCACAGCGCGCTGGCGGCGGCGAGGTTCTCCCGGCTGATCTGGGCGGCCATCTCAGCCATCTCGGCGTGGGTCATGTTGTAGGCGCGGTTGCCGACCTTGGTGCGGCAGACGTCGACCAGCACGTCCTCCTGGCTCCAGGTCAGCGCGCCGCCGTCGCGGACGATGCGGATGGACTTCCAGATGCGGATGCTCTGGTGCTGCGCGTTGGTGTAGGCGCGGCAGGCGTCGTCGTAGGCGAGGGCGGCGGCTTCGGTCTTGGTGATCTTGGCGTTCATGGTCGGCTCCGTCTGCCCAGGGTTGGTTTTGCTCCCCGCTGGCCCCATGAGTGTATCCACCCCTCAGCGCAGGGTCAATAGGCCGCGGCTACTTTCACGAAAGAAAGTGAGAGCCGCGCGCCTGTCGATGTTCCCGGTGCTTACCTGTCGCCGGCGCAGTCCTGCCAACGAGCGTCAGCGTCGACGGTCTTGTATGCGCCTTGCTCGATCCAGTCTGCGAGCGGCAGCCCGCGCCCTTCGGGGTCGCCCACCTGCGGCCCGCCGCGGGTCATGACCAGCCGCCACGGATGCGCCCCCGGGTTCGCCACCTCGCGCAGCGCTTCGGCGATGGCCTTGCGCTCGCGCTCGGCGGCGGTGTCTGCCTCGGTTGACGCGGTGAACACGTCGTCGCGCAGGCTCTTGATCTCGTCAGCGACGGCCTTGCGTGCGCGCTCGGCGGCCGACCTGTGCAGCGCCTCAAGCACGGCCTCGACCATCTCCCGGTTCGTAGCGCCGGGCGACACCCCGTATTCGGCTGGGTTGATCGTCACCGTCACCTCGTAGGCGACCCAACTCTGACCCGTCGCGGGGTCGAAGCGGATACCGGCGTTCTTGGGCATCTTCGGCTTTCTTGGCATCAGTCCTCCTTGCCGGCCCTGCCGGCGCTCACGTTGTGGTCTCTACCAGTCCGCCCCGTCGTCGCTGGCCATCGCAGCGAGCGCCGCGGCCAAGACCGGATCGGCGGCCTGCGGGGTGTCGGTCGCCGGGGCGGTCGTGGCGTCGGCCCAGCGCGCGGCGAGCTCGCCGATCGTGATGCCCGGGATGGTGATCGGCTCGATGGGGGCGGTGATGTCGTCGGCGAGCGGGGCACAGCCTGCGTCGGTGAGCCATCCCGGCGTGACGCGCAGCGAGCGGGCGCCGCCCGGGGTGCCGGTGATGTTGACTTTCGCGGGCTTGCCCTCGCGGGCGGCCTTGGTGCGGGCGCCCGGGTCGGCGTGCGGGTCAGGGATGATCGCGGTCGCAGCACCGGCGCGGTAGAGCGCCCCGAGCAGCGCGGCCTTGGCGGCTTCCTTGTGGGCTTCGGCCCGCCTCATGCCGTCGGCGGCCGCGGTGTATTCCGCAGCGGTCCGGGCCAGCCCCGGCGCGCTGTGCTGGCCCTCGGCGCGCCAGAGGCGGACGGCTACGGTTGCGTCGTCGGGGCAGCCGATGGGGACGGGCTGGACTTCGAGGACGTGCCGCTGGCGCCACGCGCCGACCGCGTCGAAGAGCGCATCGGCGGCAGCCTGCGCGCCGTCGTCCCAGGTCAGCCGAACCCGGCGGTGCGCGTGAGGGCCGGCCCAGACCCAGAGGTCGCAGTAGGTCAGCGCGGGCGCGTAGCCGAGGCCGTGATCGTGGGCTTGGTAGGCCCGGATCGTGGCCATCTGGGCGAGGACTTGCAGCGCGTAGCGCCGGGGGATCGCCGGGCCGCGCGGGTCGGCGAGGGTCGCGGCGATGCCGTAGCCGTCGGCGCTGTCCGGCGCGTACTCGGACAGGGCGCCGGCGGACCGGGGGATCTTGACCTCGACCAAGCCGGTCACGTCGGCGCCGATGCCGTCGACGATGAGCGCGTCCGGGCTGACAGCGAGCCAGGGCCGGTCCGGGTGCGCCCACCGGGTGATCTGGTCTGCCAAGGGCCACGCGCCGGCGGGGCGGTGGTGCACGGCGTACTCGGCGAGCGCGACGTGTTCGAGGCGCGTACCAACCGCGCGCGGGTCGCTGAGCGCGTCCGGCTCGGGGTCACGGGACAACTCGCCGCGCAGGATGGCGGCGAAGCGGGCGGGGCTGACGAAGCCGAGGCCGAAGGGGGTCGCGACGTCCGACGCGCCCAGCATTGGGCCGCCGTCGGGCGCGGGTTGGGAGCGGGCGGCGAGCCATTCGGCTCGCGATGCGAAGGTGGGCATGGGTCTGTCTCCTGTCAGTGAGAAGGACGCCCGCGTCGCACACTTGGGGCAGCGCGCTTGACCCACCGGGGAGGATGTTCCGGCGGGCGGTCCACGCGGGCGTCGTGCGGACCGGCCTGAACGTCAGGCGGCGCCGCCCCGGCCGACCATGGAAGGGCGCGCACGGCGGGGCGGTGATGGACAGGGCGCGCCCTGTTGGAGAGGGTTGCGGAGCCTACCTGTCTGATCCGCTGCCGAGAAGGTAGTCCAGCCGGACGGATGCGCGCCCATCCTGGGTAGACGAGATGCTGCCCCATGTGCGGCCTGCAGCATCGCGCACGTCTTGCACGATGCCGCGCTTTTGCGCGTCAAGGCCGAGACCCATGACGGCCAAGGTCTTTTTCACGGCGCCGACGGGGCCGCAGATCAGAACATCGCGCAGGTAGGGAAAGTGTGCGGATGCGCCGCATCGGATGGCGGCATCCGTGATCTCTGAGATCGACATGGACACTTGGTGATGGCGCGTCGTGGTCATGGTCGGCTCCGTGGTCGGGCGGGGTGGTTCGCTCCCCGCCGGCCCCTTCACCCTATCGCCTGGGTGTCTGCGGGTCAATAGCCGGTCGCTACAAAGTGCAAAGAAAGTCGATGACGCGCACGGCTGCGGTGTTCTCGCGGTCTTTGCGGTTCTTTGCGCGCCGCTATTGACGGGCGCGGGGCAGCGGGGATAGGCTGCCGGGGCCGCGGTGCCGGGTGGATCGGCGGGCGGGTGGAGGTGGTGATGGGCAGGCGCAAGATGAAGGCCCCACAGACGACTGCGGCCAGCAAGGCGCGGCAGGCCGAAGAGGCAGCCCGCGAGCAGGTGCGGTTGCGGGAGCGGGATGCCTTCGAGGATCGGACCGCCGACGTCCGGGCGCGCTACCGGGAGTTGTCGCGGTGGTCCGATCCGGTGTCGGTCCAGGTGATGCGGCATTGCCTGTGGCAGTTCCTTGAGTCGTCGCAGCGCGACTCGATGCCCTTCGTCCTGCCGCCGTGGCAGCGGCCCTTTGTGTGGACCGACGATCAGGTGATGGCCTACCATGAGCGGCTTCTGACCGGCGGGCACGGCGGGGTCGTCGTGATCTGGCGCCGGTACACCACCGCCGGGCAGCAGGCGGTGATCCTTGACGGACAGCAGCGCTTGACTGCAGTCGGCGTCAAGATGCGGCGGGCGGACGGCACGCCGGCCCCTGACCTGCGGCGACCTGTGTGGGATGCGCTGGCGGCGCGCTGGACGTGGGAGCCCGGCCCCCTGCGGCTGCCGTTCGCCGGGGTGTGCGACTGGCGGACCGTCGATGCCCTGCGGGACGCTGCGCTCGACGGCGATGTGGCGGCGCTTGATACCGATGAGATGCGGCTTCTGCGCTGCTACGCGATGGAGGCGATGCGGAGACCCGAGGTGGTCAGCGTCGTCATCGAGACATCGGGCGAACCGGCGGCGCAGACCCGCGCGGCGCTGCGGGCGTTCTTGGACCTGAACCGGGGCGGAACCCCGATGGACACGGACACACTGGCGGGGCTTGAGGCTGCCGCGGGAGGTGGTGATGAGTGGTGATGAAGTGCAGGCGCCGCCGGACGGCGCGCTGTTCGACCCGTGGCGCAGCCTGCGGTGGCGGGACTACCGCGCCGAGGTGCTGCGGTTGAGCGCGTACCGGCCCGACCGCGCGGCGTCTGCGGCGCGGCGCGGGGTGCTGTCTGAGCTCGGCGAGGCGCTCGGCGCGCTGGATGACCGGCGCGTGCTCAAGAAGGGCGCCGAGGTCTTCGTCGACCTGCGGGCCGAGCTGGGCGACGTGCTGTGGTACGCGGCGCTTGAGTCGGAGGGGGACGGCGTTGGGCTGTGGACCGCCGACCCTGTGCGGCCTGTCTACGAGATGACCCTTACGGATCGGGTCGACCACGTCGCGCACGCAATCGGCGTGGCGATGGGGGACGTGCTCGGGGGCCTGCCGCTGGCGATGGTGGCGACGTCCATGTGCCGTGCCGCTGGTTTCTCGGCGCAAGAGGTCGCGTTCTACAACCTGGAGAAGCTGCGGGCCCGGCAGAGCGCCGGGACGCTGCATGATCGCGAGGCCCGCGGCGGCGCGGGCGGAGGTGTTTGATGCTCGATTGTGTCGTGAATGGCGATGTGGTGCGGTTGGTCGTCGGTCTGGCCGCTTCGGCGGCGGCGCGGGATCGGGACGTGTCCGGCGGGGCGTCGGCGGACGTGCTGATGATCCTGACCCGGGACGGCCTGTCGGCGGTCGGGACTGATGGCGTGGCGCGCCTGACCACGCCGGCCCTGTCGGTCACGGAGTGCCGCGGGCTCGGGCGGGTCGCGGTGCCGGCGGGGCGGATCGTGCAAGTCCTTGACGCGCTGAAGGGCGCGGGCCCGGTGTGGATGAAGGCCGGCGGCAAGGATGGGCGCGTCCTGACCGTCAAGGCCGGGAAGACCGAGTACAAGCTGCAGTGCGGCGAGGTCGATGACTTCCCGCCGGCCAAGGACGAGGTCACCTACGGCGCTGGCATCACGCTCGGCGCGGCGGCTCTGTCGGACGCGCTCGGGGCGGTGATCCCGGCCGTGTCCGATGACGTCAACCGGCAGGGCCTGAACGGCGCGGCGGTGGAGCACGTCGCCGGGCCGGACGGGCGCGCCGCCGGGGCGCTGCGGTGGGTCGGCACGGACGGCAGCCGCTTGACGTGGGCGGAGGTCATCGTCGACGCGAAGGTCGACCCGGGCGCGGTCAAGATCCCGCGGACGTCGCTCTTCGGCAAGGCCCAGGCGCACGCGCTGCGGCAGGTCATCCGCGGCAACGGTGACCCGGACGGCGCGACTGTCACGCTGGCCTGGGGCCCCCGGCACCTGCGCGCCGAGGTCGGCGGGGTGGTCGGCCCGGACGGCGTGCGGGCGCAGGCGACGGTGGTTGAGTACCGGATGATCGATGGGCAGTTTCCGGACTATCGGCTGGTCTTGCTCCCCGAGTCCTCGATCCGCATCACCGCGACCGTCGACGGCGGGGCGCTGGCGGCGGGGCTGTCCCGCGTTGGCCTGTGCGCCGACGACAAGAACAGCTCGATCCGCGTCGCGCTGAACGAAGGCCGGATCGGCCTCGCGGCGGTGTCGCTGAAGGCGGGCAGCGCGCAGGAAGAGGTCGACGCCGAGGTCGACGGCCCGCCGCTGCAGACCGGCTTCAACGCGCGGTATCTCAGCGACGCCGTGAAGGCCGCGGGCGCGGGGCCGGTGACCTTCCGTCTGGCTGGCGCGCTCGATCCGGTCTCGTGGTCCGGGGCGCGGGCTGGGGTCGGCGGCGTGGTCATGCCGATGCGGTTGGACTGACCGGGTGTCCGGGGTCTGTCTTGACCGTTGACCGGCCCCCGGCGTGTGGTACGCTGGGGGTCTGTTCTTGATTTTGGGAGGTGTGTGATGGGTGTTGAGGATGGTGTTGGGATGGTTGATGTCGGCTTGGGTGATGCCCTCGCGGAGACGGTGTTCAAGCGGTCGTATGCGCGGCTCTTGCCGGACGGCGAGCGCGAGACGTGGGCGCACTGCGTCGACCGGACGATTGACTTCTTCCGTGCGCGCGGCCGGGCGAAGATCGCGGCCGATGGGGACGGCGATCTGGATGGCTTCGAGGCCCGGTTGGCGGACCTGCGCACGGCGATGCTGAAGCGCGAGGTCATGCCGGCGATGCGGGTGCTCTGGTCTGCCGGTGTGTCCACCAATGATATCAGCTACTTCAACTGTGCGTCGGTTGCGGCCGATGGCCCCGCGGTGTTCTGGGAGGCGCTCTATGTCCTGATGCACGGCACCGGCGTCGGGTACAGCGTCGAGGAGGACGTGGTCGCGCTGATGCCGCACCCGGTCATGCCGCGGCGCGATGTGGCGCCCGCCGTCCACGTCGTCGGCGACAGCAAGGAAGGCTGGCGCGATGCCGTTGAGGCCGGCGTGACCGCGTGGTTCAATGGCGACGACGTCGTCTTCGACTACAGTGGCGTCCGACCCAAGGGCGCGCCGCTGAAGACCGCGGGCGGGCAGGCTTCCGGCCCCGAGCCGCTGGCGAAGTACCTTGACACGCTGCGGGACGTCATCCGTGCGGCCGGGCGGCAGCGGCGCGGCTTGACGACGGTGGAGATCAACGACCTGCTCTGCCTCGCCGGGCAGGCGGTCCACGTCGGCGGGGTGCGGCGGTCGGCGATGATTGCGCTCTTCAGCGGCGAGGACAGCGCGATGGCCGCGATCAAGGACTGGCGGCAGTACGCGCCGGGGTCGGACATCGCCGCTCTGCGCGGGCAGGTCAACATCTCGTCCCTCCACGCCAACCCCCGCCTGACCCTGTCGCGCGGCACCTTCAAGCGCATGTGGGGCGTCCTGTCCAACGGGCAATCCGGCGAGCCCGGGTTCATCTCTTCGGCGCGCAACCAGTGGCGGATCAGCCTGGAGCGTGTGTCCCGCGCCCGGCGCGCACTCATGCGCATCGGCTTCAATCCCTGTGTGGAGATCGCCCTGATGCTGCTCCTTCGGGCGGCGCGCGATGCGGCGTGGACCGACGGCGGCGGGCAGTTCTGCAACCTGACGATGGCCGTCCTGCGCCCCTGGGACACGCCGGAGAGCGCGGCGCGCAAGGTGGCCCTGGCCGCCTTCGCTGGGACCATCCAGGCGACCCTGACCGACTTCCGTGGGCTGCGGGCGGGGTGGAAGGCCAACACCGACCGCGACGCGCTGCTCGGGGTTTGTCTGTCGGCGCACGCGGACTGCCCGCAGATCAGCACGGACGAGGACGTGATGACCGCGCTCAACCGCGCGGCGGTCGCCGAGAATGAGCGTTGGGCGCCCAAGTTCGGCATCAACACCGCGGCGGCCGTCACCGCGGTCAAGCCGGACGGCAACAGCGCGGCGGTCCTCGGGTGCGCGTCGGGCTTCCACGGCCACTATGCGCCGTACTTCATCCGGCGCGTGGCCATCGACGCGGGCTCCCCGATTGCGCAGCTCTTGCGCGCGTCCGGTGTGCCTGCGACCCCGTCGTCGTACAGCGAGGCGGTGAAGCTGAAGGCCGGGACCATCACCGCCGACGACGTGTCGTCGTGGTCGTTCGAGTTCCCCCGGGCCGCACCCAAGGGCGCGCTGATCGCGGGCGACGAGGGCGCGATTGAGCAGGCGGAGCGCTACCTGAAGGTGACCCGGTCGTACCTGGGCGACCGCGGGCACAACGCGTCGGCGACCATCTACGTCAAGCCGGACGAATGGGACGCGCTGGGCGAATGGGTGTGGGACCACTTCGATCAGATCGGCGGCCTGTCGTTCTACCCGGTCGCTGATGCGCGCTACCATGCCGCACCCTTGGAGAAGATCAGCGCGGCGAAGTACCGCCGCCTGACCCGCGCCTTCCCGGCGGTGGACTGGGCGCGCCTGCGGGAGTTCGAGACCGGTGTCAGCGAGGGCCATGCGACGTCGGCCTGCGCCGGCGGGGCGTGCGAGCTCGGCGGGCGCTGACCGTCCGCCGGTCGCCCCGAGGCCCCGCCGGTTCGCCGCGCGGGGCCCTTGCTTGCGCGCGGGGCGGCGGTGGGGTATGGTTGGGGCGTCGCAGGGTGCTTACGACGTGCGGACCGCAAGGCTCCCACGCTGCGAACACCTCGGGCCGCTCGGGTCACACCGGGCGGCCCTTTGCGTTTGGGGCGCGGTGTGGTAGGCAGGCAGGCGCACGGGCCGGGAGGGGCCTCGGCCGGGCGCGGTGGCCGTCCGGGTAGTCCGGGCGGCCGCTTGCGTTGGGGCCGGGCAGCACGAAGCCCCGGCGCCGGGTGGGGCGTCGGGGCTCGGGATGGAGGGGTGCGGGTGGTGGGCTATCGACTGCCCTTTGCGCGCCAAGGCGGAAGCAGGCTGATCCGCGACGTGGTGCCCTGACGCTCGCCTTCCTCCCACACACAGAGGACCGACCCGCAGGTGTCCCCCGACGTCAGCGCGGCGCCACCGGGGCCGCCCCACCGCGGCCGGATAGGACTCACCACGAAGTGGTGCGGCGGGTCGTCGCCAGCGATCAACTGCCCGATGGTCGTCTCGCGCAGAAGCAGGGCCACAACCGATGCGCCGGCCCGGTCCTGCAGAGCGCGCAGATCGCGCACCGTGTCGTAGATGCCCTGGTAATGCGGGTTCGTGACGATCCACGTCCGCCATGGCAGGCCGGCCGGCGGGCGCCACGTCGACACTGGCACGCGGTCACAGGGGTAGCCGGGCGCGGCGTCAGGGTCGATGTCGCACCCGAGCACCCTCACGCCGGGGGCCGCCCGCTGCGCCGCGCGCCCGAAGGCCCCGCCGCCGCTGCAGGGCTCAAGGACCACGTCGGGCGCGTCGAAGCAGTCGATCAGCCAACGCATGCAGGCCGCTGCGAGGCGGTCGTCGGTGTAGTAGCGGTCAAGGGGATCGCGGCTCATGGGGTCGGATCCGGATCAACATCCCCGCCCGCGTCAGCCACCGGGAACAGCCGCAGCCACCGCCCCGCGGCATCCTCGGCGGCGCTGACGGCGGTTTCGCCCGCGGCGTGGGCGTAGTGGCGGCAGCACGTCAGCTCCGCCTCCGCATCGATGGGCGGGTGCGTCTCGGGCGGGGTCACCGACAGGCGCGGGGTGCGGCCGCAGGTTGGGCAGCGCAGGCCCGCGGTTGGGTTGATGGGGTCGGGGGCGTCGTGGGCTATCATGCGGGCTCTCCGTCGAGGATGCGGTGGTAGGCGTTGTCGGTGACCAGCTCAGCCTCGCGTGTCAGCCCGCGGTGGAGCAGGAACTCGGCGATGGCCACCCGCTCAGCTGCCGCACCCTCGTCGCGCAGCGCCTGGCGCTCGGCCTCAAGCTTGGCTGCACGGGCCCGCTGCACCAGGGGCTCCGTGTGGACGTCGCGCGTCAGCGTAAAGTGCCCCATCGAGCACCTGCTTGAGCCGGACGGGTCGCGGTCGCGCTGGATAATGGCGCAGCCGCAGGTCTCGGCGGGGCAGTAGCCGTAGGGGTTCAGGTCGTCGGTGGTCATGTGGGCTCCGGTGCGGTGAAGCGCAGGGCGCCGGCTACGAGGTCGGCGCGGACGTGCACGGGGTTGGCGCCCTCTGCGATGAGGCGGCGGGCCGCGGCAGCGACGACGCCGCGCTCGATGCGGAGTTGGGCGCCGGTGCGGCGCGCGGCGGTGTGGATGGCGGCGATGACGGCTTCGGCCATGTCGAGGGCGTCGCTCCCGGTGCGCGCCGGGGCTGCCGGCGCGGTGTGGGCGGCATGAGCGGCAGGCCACCACTCGGCGACGCGGGAGCTGGTGATGAGCTCGGCGGCGACGGCGGTGGCCACTTCGGCTGCGGCGGCGCGGGCGGCGGTGCCGTAGGCGCGGTCCTCATCTTCGGAGATCAACATGAAGACCTCGCCAGCGGCGCGGGAGGCCGCCAGCGCCGGGAAGCCTAGCCACCAATCGGGCACGCAGTGGCGCGGGTCCACGGAGGCGGCGAATCGGTCACTGGCGACCGCATCGCCAATCTGGCGGGCGAGGCGGAGGATGGTTGAGCGGCGGCGCATGGTTGCTCCTGTCGGCAGGTTGGCTAGAACGGCACTCCGTCGTCGCCCCAGTCATCGGCCGGCGCCTTCGCCGGAGCGCGGGCGGGCGGCTTGCCGGCCTGCCGGTCGGCGCTGCGGTCGGCCTCGGGGCGGTCGGACGTGGCCCCGGTGCTATCTTCGCGACCACCCAGCAGGCGGATCTCGCCGGCGATGATCTCGGTGGACCAGCGCTTCTGCCCGTCCTTGTCGGTGTACTCGCGGGTTTGGATGCGGCCCTCGACATAGAGCGGCTTGCCCTTCTTGCCGAAGCGCTCCATCAGGGCGGCGAGCTTGTCGAAGGCGACCACGCTGTGCCATTCGGTGTGGTCGGTCCACTGGCCGCCGGCGTCCTTGCGGCGGTCGGTGGTCGCGAGGCGGAGGGAGGCGACTTGCATGCCGCCGGACGTGGTGCGGAGTTCGGCATCGCGGCCGAGGTTGCCGATGAGGATGCACTTGTTGACGGTCATGGGGTGTCCTTGGGATCGGTGGTGACGAGGGGCCAGAGTTCGAGGGCCCGGCAGAAGATTGTGGACGTGCGGCCGCGGTTGGACTTGACCGTGGCGCTGACTGAGTCGAGCGCGATCACGGTTATGATCCGGCCTTTGTGGCGCGGGTCAGGGTCG